CGGTCTGCTCCCGCGGCGTCACCGTCACCGTGGCGGTCGAGAAATCAAGTACCCAGTCAACCGCTGCATTGCCGACGGCAGGAATGATAAACTCGCGTTCCAGCGTCGCTTTTGCGATCTCGTATTCCTTGCTCTTGCCGAGGTAGTCCTTCATCCATGCGTTGTATGCGTCGGTGTCCTTCAAGCCCTGCTTTGCCGCCATGAGCAGCAGCTCCTGAATGGAATTACGGTCATAATGCAGGGATTCGATGTAATTGGACAGTTCGGCTTCGATCTGAATTTTCATGCGCGTATCCTCCTAAAATCAAGAATAAGCAACCGGAACATGCGTCCACTCCGTACCGTTGTGGTATTTCAAGCCGCCAGTGACGGGCGTCGGGTCGATCCAGAAGAGATTCGTCTGTGTCGGCGGTGTGCTGCCCGTGACAAACATGGCCAAGCTGGACAACTTCATAAAGACAGGGGCGGAATCAGGCCCCTGCGCCAGAAGCGAAACCTCCGATGGTGCCGAGACCTGCCCAAGCGATTTCTCACCGTCCGCGAAAACGATGCAGTTCTTCGTCCACTCGTTGCGGCCAGTACCGCCGCGCTGCACAATGACCGTGCCATCGTTGATGTCATTTGCGTTGTGCGAGTGCTTCGACGCAGCGGCGCCAATATCGGCGGCTTTTACCTTATGCGGATTGTTGAAGTCGGAAAGGTGCGATTTCAGCAGCGACAGCGCCTTTGCAATCTTTCCGAGGATAGAACCCATCTTCTCACCGGAGGCAATGTCGGACAGCTCGTTTGCCGCGACAAAGGTCGGCGTCTGATCGATCAGGGCTTTGTTCTCCACATTGCCGAGGCCGATCTGCTCCTTGGTGACCTTGTGCGGATTGTTATGGTCGTTCTTGTGATTGTTCAGCTCCGAAACGGTTGCGTAGACCAACGTTTCGCCGAGCGCCGCAGACACGTTTTCGGCCTCACTGACGAACACCACAAAGTCGTACTGCGATGCAAGCAGGCGCTCGACGTTGGGGTTGATATAGTCGGCTTTCTCGACCTCTGTTTCCTCCCAGATGCAATAGCAGAGTTCCTTCGTGGAATCGTCGGGGTCCTCGACGTAAATGCCAATTTCGGTTGCCCAGAAGCCGGTGATCTCCAGCTCGACATTCTTGAACGACACAGACAGTGTGACGTACTTCTCGCTGCGCGTCGCAGAAGCAATTTTCAGAGAGAGCAACGGGTTCTTCAGATCGTTCGCGCCGTCACCCGGCGTACCGTTGCCGTATTTGATGCGTGTGAATTTGATCGCGTCGCCCATGAGCCCGCGAAGCATGACGTTGTACCCATCCGGGGTCAACCAGTGTGTCATACCGTTGCCTCCTTATCCATCATAATCAGACCGCCGTCCCAGTCGCACAGGGCGTTCCCGGCTTCGTCGCCCATGATGTCAATGTCCGTATTGACCTCGCCCGTGGTGAGCTTGAATTTTTTCGTGACGCTCATAACCGCGCCGAAGTACAGAATCAGCTCACGGACAGAAATTGCACGAATACTGTCCAGCACCGCGCTCTTACGGCTGACAACTTCGAGGATCTGCAGGAACGTGCGGATATTGTCGTTGACCTGTCTGATGTCAACGTCAAAGATGCGATAGTGATTCGGCTCCCCGCCATATTCAAACCATTCCTGCACCTTACCGGAGCCGAACGAAGTGGACAACGCCAGCTCGACGGCGTACTTCGTGCCGAGGTGACGGCGAACGTGCCAGGACTCGCGGAACGTGGCGCGCTTCTGCTCAATATCCCAGTCGTTGTCCCACCAGCTTACGCCGAAGTCGTGCGCAAGCTGGTCGAGAAGATCTTCTGGCAGAGTGTCGATGTGCTGATAGAGCATATTCTGCTCAATTTCGGCCGGCCGCGCCGTCAGGATCTCCGCGACACCGGTTGCGAGCGCGAGCATTTTTTCATCCTGCCGCAGCACATCGGGGAGGACGTTCAGCAGGTTCTCAACCGTGAGGCCGTACTGCTCATTCATCCTCGTAGCCTCCGTTCACGATTGTTTTCGTTCCCAGCTTTGCAATCTGCGGCGCGGCGTTGTTTTTGCCGCCCTCCAGCACCTTGTAGGTCGGGGAGCGCAGCACGATCCGCTTGACGCCCGTGTGGAACAGGAGGTCGCGCAGCTTATCCGGGTTAATATCGCGGCCGAGCTTGCCGGACTGCCAAGCGATGTATTCCTCGACGGCTGCGTCTACGGCTTCCTGAATCGCCGCACCGGAGAGCGTCGTGTCGGTGGGGACATAGTAGGTGAAGTCGATATTGTACGAAACGAGGCCGGGGTCTTTGACGCTGACATAATCGGCCAGCGGCCGCACCTTGCTTTCGTTACAGGCGGCAAGGACGGCGTTCTTGATCTCCGTCGTGGCAATCGTTCCGTCGTTCATCAGGACATAAATATCGACGTGCCCGGCACCGTCAAAGGTGAGCGACACGTCGATCTGGCTCGCGCTTGCCAGCGCGCCGTCTGCGGCGATTGCAACTTGCAGCAGACCGTTTTCGTAGGTGACGGTATAATCTGTGTCGGCGCTCGCAGCCGTGCTGCTGCCCTTGGCGTAGACCGCCAGAGAGGGCAGGTCGATGGTGTCGCCGCCCCAAAAAGCGTACTTGACACCGCCTTTCGTATAGAGATCAAGCGTCACTTTCTTTACGACAGCCGGGCGAACGGCCTGTACGTCAGCAATCTCCGTAGATACGGATTTCGCGTGGTAGATGTAGGAGCCAACCGCGCCGGCCGTCGAAAACGCGAACATGGATTCGCGCATCAGCTCGTAGAATTCTTCGTCGCTGGCGATCTCCGAACCGTCGTCGGAAGTCGTGATATTGGTGCAGGACGTGTAGTAGTCGAACACGTCAACGATCACGTTGAGCTGGCCGACGGTGTAGCCGTTGCCGACCGTGCCGTCCGTCTGGCACCGGATGGCGGTGTCGACGTAGGTATCGCCAGCGTTGATGTAGGCGTCGGCGACAGTTTCCCAAATCAGGGTGTTGCTGGCGTCTGTGACGCGCGTCCCCTTGGGGACGAGGATGGCGAACGTCTGCGCCTCGGAGATCGTAAACCGTTCCGTGCAGTAAGCGGGTTTTGCCTGTGGGCGCTGCTGCAGATAGTACAGTTCTGCCAGCGCGTCAAGGTTCTTGCCTTCGGCGCGGCTCGGAATATTCTGATTTGCGGTGTAGTTGTTGTAGACCCGCTCCTGAATGATGACGCTGGCTACCCATTGCGCGAACAGCTTTTCCGGACTGGCGGGGCGGACGCTTACTCCGGTCAGGTTCTCATAAACGGTAATCAGAAAATTTGTGATTTCCGCAGCGTCGGTCGAAACAAACTGAAATTCGGTATTACGACTCATCGACGATTTCCACCTCCACGATAGGGCTTAGAACGCCCTGCATTTCTTCCTGCGTATCAAAATCGACGCTCTTGACACGGACGCGCGGCTCATATTCCTCAATGGCCTCGCGGATTTGAGAGAAAAGCAGCACCTTTGCCGCAGGAATCGGGCGGTCGATCAAGGTAGCGTCAATACCGAAGCCGCGATACATCGGGCAGGAGCCTTTGATCGTCCGCAGGATGATGGACACGTTCTGCAGAATGGATTTTACAGGGTCGGTTTCGTTCAGGCTGATCGGCCCGATCTCCGACATGGTGATTTTGTAGCCCATAGTGTGCGCCCCTCATCGTAGATATTCCTGCAAGGAAATGCTCAGCGTCGCACTGATGATGTTTCCATGCCCGTCATAATGCTCCGCCTTGGTCTTATGGCTCAGGATCGTCCAGCGATAGCGGCCGTATCCATGATTGCCAATCGTAAGCGGCAGCGTCACGCCCTGCCGTTCCAGATCGAACAGCCGCCAAATCTCGGACATTGGGTCAACGCCGAGGGAAGCAAGAAGCTGAATGTCAAAGGTGATCTTCGCAAGGTCTGTGCCGGTGTATTCCGAAATGCTGTTGCCGGCATGGAGATCATGCGTGGCGTACCGCGCAGAACCGGACCATACGAAATTGCTGATCGTTTTCAGCGTGCGCGACGAAACTGAAAAGACAACGTCTCCAAGTGCTCCTACAATCATCCGATACCTCCCAGCACGAAGCCATCCCCGTTGAACACAGGCAGATAGAGCGTGAGGACGGTGTCGTTGACAAGCGGCATCCACGGCTTGATCGTGAGGCCGTGCTGATGCCCATCCTGCAACTCTGTCTTCTGCTGCGCGGGGTCATAAGCTGGAATGTGCGGGTGCGTGTCCAGCACATAGAGCCATCCGGACGTCATATTGCAGTCCTGAAACTTCACTCGCGCTTTTCGCTTGGCATTGTCGATGTCCGTCACAGTTCCGACGCGAACGAGCCGCTTTAACACTTTTTCTGCGTCCATCAATATCCCTCCAATACCATGCGCAGCGAGATCTGCGTTGTATAGCCGCCGCTGTCCAGCTTGTGGACAGCCTGCTTGATGATGTATTTTCCGTCGTAGCCGCCCCAGCCTTTGAGCGCGACATTGACGCCCGCAACGAGGTCGGTATCTCCCGGCAGCAGGAATTGTGCCTGGCGGCAGAATTTGTTGCGAAGACGGAGATTCTTTTCTGCAAGCTCCTTCGCTTCGTCCACTGTTCCAACCTTGGCGGTGATTTCAAGCTGCTGATTGTTCGGGTCTTCGGTGTATCCCTCGACCTTGGCGATGCCCTCAATACACTGTCCGGTTTCGGGGTTGACGTAGGACACCCGGCACGACGCATACTGCGCATCGGCTGCGCTGGTGCTGAGCTGGTACGTCTTATAGCTGTGGTCATAGCGTCTGATGGTGCGGACTTCTGGCTTCTGCTCGTACTTGCGCTGATCGAACAGTACAAGGATCCGGTTTGTTGCCTTGAGAGAAATGCCGGCATCATGGCAAAGCTGCGACAGAAACTCAATGTCGCTCATGTCGATCTGCTCGACGCGCTCATAATATGGGTCGCTGTCCGATTCATACATGCAGGTCATACCGCCGCTCCCGGCGATTTCATTCGCAATGCCGCTAAGCGTGTAGCTTTCCCATGCCTTGCTCTTGCAGGTCTGCCGGAGCTGCGAAGAAAACGGAATCGAAGATCCTTTGATGCAGACTGTGTTCGGTGGCCCGCTGCAGGAGATGTTGTCAAGCTCAAATTCTCCGCACGGCAGCACCGCGTCGGAGCCGTCGCTGTTCCAGTTCTCACGGACAAACACAACGTCCATGGCGAGCCGTTCTTCTGCGCCGCCGCCATCGGAGGATGCACCCTGTTCGCCAGAGGAAGTAGAAGATCCTGAGCCGCTGCTTTGCGTGCCTGCCTGTGCAGAGGCAGCAGAGCCGCTCTTCGTGGCGCCGCCAATTCTGCCCCAACTGATAATCCCGGCTCTGCGGGTGTTGATGTCTGTGATCTGGACGCACGAACCGGTCGCATTGACCATTTGCCCATTGCCCATGTAGATACCTACGTGGTCGACAACGCCCTGCGTGCCGAAGAAGATGAGGTCGCCGGGCTGCGCTGTGGCTTCATTGACCGGTGTAGCCATATCCTTGTAGCCCTGCGCGGTCGTTCTGGGAACGCTGATCCCGGCTTCGTTGAGCGCGTAGCAGACAAGACCGGAGCAGTCAAAGCCGCTCGGACTGCTGCCGCCCCAAACATACGGTGTACCGAGGTATTTGTTTGCTTCGCTGACAACAGCATCGCCAGACGCGCTGCCGCCAGAGGGTGATGCCCAGGACAGCTTTTCAGAGATTTCATCGAGCCACTGCGTGAGCCAGAGATCGTCGCGGTCTTGAATTTTGATTTGCAGATCGTCTGTTTCGTCTTCTTCGTTGTCCGTATAGGAGATCGACAGAAGATACGGCTGAATGGATTTTGTGATGTCGATGCCGCCGAAGGAAATCTCGGCCTTTGTGCGTCTGGCGAGATTTCGGCTGCTCATCGCTGCACCTGCTTCCACGGCGGCAGCGTAGATGCGCTGCGCTCCACCACATCAGGGATTGTCAGCATGACGCCTGCGGGGAAGGAGAAATAACTGAGCAGCGAGCTATTGGCGTTCATCAGATCGTCGGCATAGTCGACGCTGCCCATCTCCTTGTAGGCGATCATATCCCACATATCGCCCTGCACAGTCGTGTAGATTCTGCTCATCTGTACGCCCCCCGTTGCGCGTTGATATTGTCTTCTCGAATCACCGCGCGTACCTGTGCGGCAAATTCCTCGCCATAGGTTTCAAGGCGCTCCATAACGCCGTCGTTGACATCGCCCTCGACGGTGATGTTGACCTGCACTGGAACGGAGCTGTCCGAAGTGGAAGTCATAGCTTCGATGGCGCTGTGTGTGTCGGCCGCGTTCAAGACCGCTTCGCCGCCGCGCATCATCACAAACTCCGGGCCTTCTTCGCCGACGAGGGCAAGGCCGGCCTCGGCAGAGGTTGTGCCGCTGGCATATCGGGAGAACCCGCTCATGCGGCGGCTCGAAGCAACAGAGTTATTGTTCTGCACGTTTCGGCTGAGAGCAGCGAGGGCGGCGTATCCGAGCTGGGAATACGCCGACTGCACGGTCGACAGCATTCCGGTTGCACCATCAATGAAGCCCTGAATGGTCGCACGACCGGCTTCTGCAGCTTCCGTGCCAAGATCCATGTCGTCAATGGTGGCTTCGAGGTCTCCACTGATCGCATCCATAGTTTCAGAGAAGCCGGTGCGGAAGTCTGCGATGTCCTCGGCGGCTTTATTCTGTTCCTCGCGCAGCTTATTCCAGCTTTCGACCATCGCGGCCAATTCTTCATCGCTGGCCGCAGCCATGCCGGCAACCGCATTCACGCTGTCGGAGCTGCCGTCTGCGAAAGAACCGATCATTTCGGTCAGGCCCTCAATATCACCAGCCCTGTCACGCAGGCTGGCCAGATTATCGTTGTAGGTCTGCCAATGCGTGATCTGGCCTTGGAGATTACTGTTGATGCTGGACGCAGAGGTCGCAACGATGCTGTCTGCCTGCTGCCAAAGTGCATATTGGCCCTGAACGCTTTCTGCGGCAGCTTTATAGGCTTCCTGATACGCCTGCTGGAGAGCCTCGACACGTTCCTTGACGCTGCTGATCTCGGTGTTCAGCTCACCGTAGCCGCGGCTCGCGTCCTCGGTTGCGGTGGTGGAATCTTCAGTGGCCGTTGTCAGGTTTTGAACAGCTTCCTCAGCGAGTGCAATTTCGTCCTGCGCGGCCTGCAGCGCGTCGTTGTCTTTATCAATGGCTTTCTGGTAGGCGTCGACAGCGTCCTGTGCCTCCATAACCGCTTGCGCGTTCTGTTCCAGCTTCCAGTTCAGCTCGTCGGTCGTTTCGCCGAGCCACATATTGGCGTCGGTGACAAGGCCTGTTTCCTCGTAGTATTCCTGAACCTTCTGATTGGCTTCCTGATAGAGCCGATTCTGGCGTTCAAACTCGTCGTTCTGTGCTTTCTGCGCCACAGCCAGCTTGCCCTCAGCGTCGCGCAGACCGATTTTGTTCTTTTCTGCTTCAATCAGAACGTCGGCATTTTTGCTGTAAATCTCAGTGAGCTGTTCCTGATAGGCCTGAGCAATGGCGTTATCCTTCCAAGCCTGCGTATTGGCCCGCAGCGCCTCCGTGCCGCCATTGATCGTATCGGTTTCAAGATCGATGTAGTTGGCCAGATCCGGAACAGTCTGCGTCAACATGACGAGAATGCCATGATATTCTCGCTGCTGCTCCGCGCTCAGTTTGCTCAGAGAGTTCAGCTCATCGAGACGGTCGATGTAATTGTTCGCGACATTCGCAGATGCTTCCGTCGTTGTGACGGTATCATCACAAGCGGCTCTGGCGTCGCTCATGGCGCTGTCAAGTTCACGCGCCGCCTCAGTCAGCTCCCGGACGGACGGAACAGCGTCGTCCTTGGAAGCGTCACTGAGCGCAACGATTCCAGCCGTCAATGCGGCCACGGCAGTTACGCCCAACATGATAGGACCGACGGCGCCGCCGAACATCGTAGCCATGTCGAGCGCTTTAATGACTTTGGAGATTGCGGCGTATGCCGTCAATGCGACCGTTGCACCGCCGACTACGCCCGTGAATGTTACAACCCCCTTGACGAGCGCAGGATTCTCCTGCACAAACTCGCCGAGGACGTTCAGCACGTCCGTACCGGCGTCGTAGGCATCGCGCAGCGCCGGGGTAAAAGCATCGCCTACGGCAACCTTGAGGTTGTTGTAGGCGTTCTGCATCATATCCAGCTTGGATTGCGTGGTGGCGTATCGCTTGTTGGCTTCGTTCGTCAGAGCGATATTCTCATCCCACGCGGTATTTGCCGTCTGTACGGCGCTGTCCATCTGGTCTGCTGCCAGAGCGAGGGATTTGAGCATATTGCTCTGGCGAATGCCGGTAAGGCCGAGGTCTTCCAGCACCAGAACAGCGCTTTCGCCCTGTTCGTCCAGATTGCCAAGCCCGCGGATAAACGCTGTCAGAGCGCCCAGCGCGTCCGTATTCCACATTTCCGCGAACGAATCCGCAGACATTCCTGCAACATCTGCGAAGCTCTGTAAAGAATCTTCGCCGGTTGCAACAGCCTTTTCGATGGCATTGAGCGTCTGCGTCATGGCCGTGCCGCCAGCTTCGGCCTCGATGCCGACGGAGGACATTGCTGCGGCAAGCGCCATGATCTGAGGTTCCGTCAGACCGGCCAGCTTGCCGCCAGAGGCAAGGCGCGTACCCATCTGCGTGATCTCAGATTCGGTCGTTGCAAAGTTATTGCCAAGATCAACAATCACGGCGCCGAGACGATCATAATTGTCTGCGGACATGCCTGTAATGTTCGCGAACCGCGCGAGGGCGGTTGCGGCATCTTCGGCTGTCATGTTCGTCGCTGTGCCGAGCATTGTCATAACGCGCGTAAAATCGAGCAGCGCGTCTTTCTGAATGCCAAGCTGGCCAGCAGCTTCAGCGACGGCGGCGATCTCGGTCGTAGATGCCGGGATCTCCGTGGACATGGCTTTAATTGCGTCCGACATATCTGCCAGTTCTTCGTCTGTCAGGTCTGTCGTCTTGGCGACGCCGGTGATGGCAGACTCGAAATCCATCGACGCCTGCACACACTCGTCAAAGCCTTCCTTTATTTCTTTAAGCGCAGCGGAGATACCAGCCGCAGCAAGAACGCTCGACACCGCGTCCACGGCCTGTGTCGCGCGGCTGCCGAAAGATTCTGCACTATCGGCCGTGTCGCCGAGCTCGCCGCGGGCCTTTGCAAAGGTCGTGCGAAACTCGCGGCCAAGCTGCGCTTCAAGCGCAAATAGCATCTCATATTCTTTCCGCGATGCCAATATCTCCGCCTCACTTTCACTTGCGTTTTTGTTTTCGCTTCTCCATTTCCTCGGCAATCAGCGCATTAGAGGCTTTCACCCATTGCGAAAATTCGCCGAGACGTAGAGATAACCAGAAATCTACCGGAGTGTTGTTCGTCCGGGCCATGGCGAGGCATTGCCTGCGAAGCCATACGCCGCCATCTCCGACGATCACTCCTTGCGCGATAAAAAACCTCTTACGGTGTTCCGCAGACGGTTGAAATCGCGGATGCTGAGCTTGCCAAGCGCGTCAAGACCAAGTTTCTCGGTGCACGCCTTGACGCAAACACGGATAAGGTACTCGCTGTCAAAGTTCGCAACGATCACCGTATGCCCGAGCATTTGCAGCTCCCGCTCAATCGCAAGGGAGTCATTTCCGCTGAGATCTTCAAAGTTGAAGGTCAGCTCCGTGTAGGTTTTTTCATCGTGAACGAGCGGCCTTGCAAGCTGCATCACAAATGCCGCATAGTCGATTGCGGCGTTTTTCTTATCCTGATCTTCCGCAACAGCGAAGATGTCACTGCTTTCCTCTGCGGTCGTTTTCTGAATATTCTTGTTTTCCATGATTCATAGCTCCTTTCAAGAGTGGTGGGGCGACGCATCGCGCGCCGCCCCAAAGATTTACGATTTGCCGAGGGCCTTGCGGGTGTCGGAAAGATAGTCGACACCGTTCACCTCGCAGATGTAGTTGTACGGGTCAAGCTCCATGACCTTCGCGTCATCGATGTACGTCACCCAGCGGCGCACGGCGTAGCTGCCAGAGCCGTCCGTGGGAGACGCCGGGGCGATATTGCCGTTCGACAGCGTCTTCGGAACAAGCACGAGGACGTGCTTGACGGACTGCGTCTTGTAAACGCCCGCAATCGGGTCGTACACCTGCTGCGGCGCGCGCAGGTCGATGTTGTGTTCGCGCGGCTCCAGCAGCTTCAGGCTCTCAGCGCTGAAGGTGCGGAATTTGAGCTGCGCGGTCATGGCGTTCATATGGCCGATGATCGGCGCCTCCACGTTGCCGGCAATGCCAGCACCGGAGACGGTCGCAACAATGAAATCAACATCGGGCAGCGTCACGGAAGCCAGACCGAGGAAGTCTTTGGCGTCTTCGTAGCAGGCAAAGTTGATTACGGCCTGATCTACCATTCCCATTGTTCAGTCCTCCTTCGTCACGCCAACGCGCTCTGCACGTAATCGGTGTCGTATTCGAGTACGAAGTCGATCTCCTGTGCAGGGCTGGGCGGCGTCATGTAGATGTGGATTCTCACGATACCGGCCATGAGGTCCGTCATGGGATTCTCGGAGTCGAGGATCTCAACGCGGGCGCCGAGCAGATACTCGCTGCCCACAAGCCCTGCGAGCCAGTTGTTCGCGGAATCCTTGATGTTGTCCAGCAGGCGCCGGTTCATGGGGCTGTCCGTCTTCGACCAGAACGTCTTGATGAGGGAGTTGCCGACCCACTTGAACATTCTGCTGATCGGGATGAAATAGTCCTTGATGTCGGTGTTGCTGGGGTAGCAGGCGGTGTAGTTGCCCCACGCCACGAAGCCATTCATAAACTTGAGCGCCGTGCAAATGCCGTTGGCGTTCAGAATGTTCGCCTGCTCCAGCGTGAGGGTGACGTCTGTGCCGTCTTCCAGGCAAGCGCCGTCGCACTGGAGGGCCTTATTAGAGGGCGATTCATACGGCACACCGTCGTTGCCGCTGTCCACCTTCGCCATCAGGCCCGCGAGCTGGGTGGAGAGATGGAACTGCTTGCTGCCGAGCTTCACCTGCGGCCAGACTGCAATCTGAGCCGGGTCGATCAGGTTCGTCGCGGACTTCTTCGCGGCGACGGCGTCATAGCTGCGTGCGCCGCTGGCGGAGCAGTCAATATCGCAGATGGACTTTGCGCCGAGAATGCCGTTGATGACTTCGGCCTTCGCCGCCATGACGGCCTGCACCGTGCTGGTATGCGACCATCCGGGCGCGATGATGAGGTCGGGCGTGATGCTGACGGTTGCCATGCAGAGGTCAATCGCCTCGATGCCCTTGACAATATCATCGTCGCCGATTTCAGTCGTCTTGACCTTGTCGTAGCTGATAAAGAGTTTGGTCGCGTCCTTGGCTGCGCCGGCCTCGATCGTCTCGACGATAAGGTTGCCGTCCGAGTAGTACGCGGCATAGTCCGTGTCTTTGACAAGCGGCGATTCGGACGAAGATGCCGTCTTGACAACGAGACTGGACAGGATCGCGTCGAACGGCAGCTTTGCCTGCTTGCCGGAAAGGGTGACTTCCGCGCCCGCGACGGCCTCCTTGTTGGTGCTCGGATCAAGCACGTTGCAGAAGATGATTGGCTGACGCTGGAACAGCTTGAAATGCGAGTACATGACTTCGCAGATCGTGTAGGTCTTCCAGTCGTCGGAATAGCCCAGCTTCTTTACCGCGTCTTCCCAGTCGGTGCAAAGCACCGGGGTAAAGAGCGCGGCCGGGGATTCTGCGGAGTGAACCGGTGCTGTGCCGACAACGAACGGCACACCGGATTCAGCGACAACGGGCGTCGAAACGCTCGTTTTCTGCTCCCGCACATATACGCCATGCTTCAATGGTTACTCCTCCTTCTTTCTCCGGTCTGCCAGCTTGTGATAATTCACATAGAGCAGATTACCGGGTGTTTTGACTTTGATTCTTGCCTCGGATACCTGATCGCCGGGGATAACCAGCGTGGCAATCAGCGGATATTTCTCAACCGCTGCCGAGATCTGCGCGAGCGCGTCCTGCTTGTCACCGTACAGAATACGCGCCTGCTGGATCGTGCCGACGATGCTCGGCCCGATGTACATACAAAAGCCGGCGCTTTTCGCACCGGCCTTGCCTTTGGCTTTTACCATGCAAATGCCTCCCTGTTGACACTGGGGATTTTCCATACCGACACCAGCTCCGCGCAGAAGTACGGTGCGGTGTTGTCGGTGTAGTAGAGTGTGGACAGCTTCTGTGAAAGATCCAGCGCAAACTGCTTGGCGATTACGCCGTGCATCAGAAGCTCTTGACGGAAATGCTCGACCGTCGTAAGCAGCCGCAGCGCACCTTCCTGATCGTCTTCACCGTACACGCAGAAAAGAGAGCGGACCTCAACGCTGCTGTCCGTCGGCTCGCCGGGCTTCTGCTCATCTTCGCCAGTGACGATCTGATGCAGAATGTACGGCGCTTTCGAGGTCGCGGATTTGACATCGGGCAGACGCTGGCGGTAGACCAGCGGCGGGCGCTCGGCAGGTTCTTCCTCGTCGCCCTTCTGCCGCCGCACGGGAAGAAGAATTTCGCGCATGACCTCATTCGTGAAACTCGTAAGCGCGTCCAGTAAATTCAGTCGTGTCATACAGACACCCATCCTTTCACTATCGCATCCACCTCATGCATCAGTCGCTCCTCGAACTTGCTCATCGCCTGTTCACCGAGGCGCTCTTTCACCTCATCGCCACCGAGCATCTGCGGAACAGAAGAACCCATGATCTCCTTGATCTCGGCATCGCCTGTGGCAGTTCTGCCGCCGGTGCGCTCGAAGATGCCGATGTGACCAGACTGCATCTGCGCGACAAATGCGCGGGAGAACGTAGTCGGCGCGGTCGAAAGAAACTGATGGCCGGTCGCGGCAATGCCCGGATGAACCGGGCGCAGATTGCCGTTGACGATTGCCATGACGGTCTTTTCCGTGTTGACGGTCGGTTTGCTGGGAGATGAGCCGCCATAACGCCAAAGCGGAATCTTTTTGCCGCGAAAGGAAATTTTCGCTTCAACCCCGTTGAAATACCGATAGCTTGTCGTAATGTTCTGCTCAGCGCGAATATCCTTTCTGGCTATATCGTACCGCTTACGGATTTCTCTGGTGCTTTGCGTCCGAAGGTGCGCTGTCGCGCGGTTCATTGCTCGCTTCATCGCAATTTCAATGCCACCCGGAATATCTGCAAGTTGCTGTTCTGCATTGTGAAGTAGCTCTGGAGAAACAATTTCAACGCGCGCCTGGAAACTTGCTGTGTACGGAGCAAATCCCTTATTCATTCGTCAAACGCCTCCAGTTCTACGCGAAGCAGGCCCAGCTCGCAGACCGACGAGGCGACGTAGAAGCGTCGGAAGAAGGTAGCGTCATCGGGATCGCTGATCTCCATGCGCGTCCCTTTTTCCGGTTGGTTGCCGCCGAGATCCTGAATCCTGCAATGCAGCACGGACGAAACGAGGAACAGCCCCTGAATATGATCGCTCATAAGCTGGCGGCGGTCTTTCTCTTTCAGCCCGGACAGCACAACCGGAATGCCAGCGTGATCCTCGCCGTCGTATGTCACGCCGTCGTAGACTACGATCCGCTTCTCTGCAAACTCGTCGAGGTTCATAAAGGTCCGCGCATTGTCACGCGCGACCATGTCCTTGAATTTGCTCATACCACCGGCGCGGCGGCGCTCAGATCAGGAAGATCATCCTCACTGATTTCCTCGCCCGGCTCGACGGGCACGGCGACGATTGCCGCAATCAGGTCATCTTTCTTGCGGAGCTTCGCCGTTTCAATGCCAAGCTCGGCGGCAAGCTCTTTGAGCTGTGCCACCGTCATTTCCTGTAGCTGCTCCGCGTCGAGATGGGCCTCTGCGCCGCTCTCTGCGCCGTTTTCTTCGCTGGGCATATCGGCGCAGGGGGTGTCGCCGCTTTCGACCGTGCTGCCGCTTGCAACAGGCGCTTCGTCTGCTTCGTGGACGATCGCTGCGACGCCGAGCGCGACGAGACGCCTTGCTTCGGCTTCGTCTACCTCGCAGATGCCGCCGCGCTCAACGAGCTTCGGCATGGCGTCCTTGGTCTTACGCCAGCCGTAGGAACCGCTGATAATTTCAATTTTCATGTCGTACTCCTTTCACGCGCCGATCAGGCCACGACGTTTGCCGCGTAGATGTACGGGCAATCATCTTTCGGTGCAGCCAACGGACGGGTGGCAAGGCGCAGCTTGCGCTTATCGCCGGGCTGGTCAAGGACAAACTTCGGCACACGCTTTGCAACGTAGGTAGTAAAGTCGGTCGAGCCGTAATCAATCTGCGTGATCTGGCCGTACATCATGTGGCCGCAGTCAGGAGCCGTGACCATTGCGGAGGTCGCGGGGAAGTACCTCTGCTCCTCACCGCTGTCATCGACGTAGGTTTCGTCCACGCAAATCACGTTGAGACGGAAACCGCCGAAATTCAGCGTACCCATGTAGACAACGCCGTCATAGGCGCTGAGCTGCTGATCGATCGTGCCGATAATGATACCACTGTTGCGGTCGAGCAGGGACTTGACGTCATCCAGACCGAGAATCGCGTCGGCAACATCAGAGCCGATCACGAGGTCGGCTGCGTGAAGACCACGCTTGGAGAGCTTGCGGCACATATTCTTCACGTCGCCGAAGAACGCTTTGCCTTTCTCATTCGCTGCGTTCCACTTGGTGCTGACAGTGTAGGTGTGATCGCTCGTCGTGTCGTAAAACTGCACATACAGCTTCTCGCCCTCAGTCTTGTCATCGATGTAAGACTGCATCGTGCAGGCGTTGTTGATCATAGTCTGCACCGCCATCCATTCTTCACGGCGGATGATGCGGCGTTCCATATCTGCAAGATCGTCACGCTGCAGGCGGGCGGCACGCTGTGCCGGGGTGCTGTTGGCGTAGATTGCTTCACCGAAGCCGCGCTTGCGCAGATCGTCCATCGTCAGCAGACGGGACGGCGCGATAAACGCAGGCTGAAGCTCGTGGATTTCGTAGCCCCGGCGCTCCATCGGAATATCACCGGCGCGGGAAGACACGAAAGCCGCCATCTTGCGGTCACCCTTGCGATACTCGGTCAGCACCTTGTCGGACGCGAAGATGTCGCCATCGCCGGTCGGGAAGTAGCGATCCTTGAAGAACGTCTGCCGGGGAACAATTTCCTCGACAATCGCCATCAGGACATAGGTATCAAAGAAGTTCAGTTCTGCACTCATAGTTGACTCCCTCCTTAGTTGGCGGCGGCAGCGTCCTTGAAGACGATGCCGCGCATACGCAGATTGTCTTTGTCGGTTTCGGTGATGCTGTAGCTGGCAGCGACGCTCACCTTGTCGGGGTCGAAGCAGCCGGCCGTGTAGACTGCGACCTTTTCGTCGGCGTCGGTGCCAACGGTAACATCGTCGCAGAGTACGCAATCCGGCGTCAGCGTTTCATTGGTCGCGGCAGTGGAGCCGAGGATCACCAGCTTGCCGTCGCCAGCCGTGCCGTAGGATTTTGCGAGGATCGTGCCGCGCTTGAGTGTGACAGCAGAAGTGGTCTGCTTGCGAATGGTGCCGCCGCGTACCTGAACGGCAGGCACGACGTCCGTGAACAGACCATCGAAATTCATCTCACCGAGTTTCTTGCTCAGGTTCGTCATAGCTTAGCCCTCCTTCTTGCCGAACAGCGCAGAAACCTTGGCTCTTGCATCAGCCATCCGCGCTTCCGGGGTCTTCTTCGCGTCATCGTCTTCTTTCTCTTCCTCAGCGGGGGGAGGTGTCGCGCCAACGTCTTCAGCGTTGGATTCGTCGGCATCGTCCTTGAGGTCGGACAGGAATTTCTTGCCCTGCTTGGCGCGCTTCTTCGCGTCGGCCATTACCAGATCGGCGGCGGTGCAAGGCTTTTCGCCGTACTTGGCTTCGCGCACGTCAGCAGGATCGAGCAGGCTGGCGACTTCGTCAATTTCCTGCATCCGTTCCCGTTCAGCCTGAACCGCCGCAGTGACCGCTTCGGTGTGATCGACAGCGGCCCGTGCAGCAGCTTCAGCCTGAGCGATTTCGTCCGGGTATTTTGCCCGGAGCTCTTCCAGTGTCATAGAGTTTCCTCCTTCTTCGCCGGGATTCTCCGGCTTGTTTTTATTCGCCTCAACCGGGGCCGCTGCCTCGGAATCGACCGTAGGAATGTTGTCCGGGGCAAACATGCCCGGAGCGAGGTGAAACTGCTTGCCGCGCACGAACAGGCTGCGCCCATCCGCGCTGGCGGCGATACCGACAGGCTCGGCATCTTCAATCAGTTCATCCGCGAAGCCCTTTTCGATGGCCTCACGACCTGTCATGTAGGTTGTATCTGCCATCATGTGCATGATGACTGTTTCGGAAAGCCCGGTTTTTCGCTTGTAGACCTCGGACTGCATCTTATCCCATGCGTCCTGCTGCGTAGCCTGCTCCCGCAGCTCATCGGCGTTATAGCCGCCGAAAAGAAACTGCCAGCACTTGTGAATCATAATGATGCTGGACGGATTGACCTTGACCGTATCGCAGGCGCACATGATGATGCTGCCGCCCGACATGGCTACGCCGTCCACAATACAGGTGAGCTTTGCGCCGCTCCGGGAAAGCTCCCGCAGGCGGTTATGAATCATATTTGAGGCTCCGGCGTCGCCACCGTAGCTGTTCATGCGGATTGTGATGTTCTTGCAGGAAGAAATCTGCTTGAGGTCCTCCAAAAACTCACTGAGCAGAATGTACTGCCCCTCGATGGGTTCGCCCCACCAGTTTGTCGGCTGCTGCTCATAGATGTCGCCATACATGGTGATCTCGGCCGAGCTGCCAGATTCATCCGTAGTGGCCATGGTATAGACCTTTTTGCTGATCGAAATAGCCGGCGCATTTTTCATTTTCATGCCCGATTCCTCCTTCACTCTTCACCGCTCGCAGGCGGTGTGTTTTCTGCTGGCTGCTGTACGCTCCCGATGGCTGCGAGCAATTCATTTTCACGCGCAAGCTGATCGACATTTTCTTCCCAGTCGCCGCCAGACATTTCGCGCGTAACCTGATCGTTCGTCTTGATGGCGCGGTTGGTCAGCATCAGAGCGGCCTCGGCCTCCTTCTTTGGGTCGAGGGAACCCTGAACGGGGCCAATCCAGCGAGCGCCGCACCACGCCTCGCGCAAGAGCGGATCTGTGTGGAAGCCCGGAGCATTGATGCGTCCGAGCGCAACAGCTTCGGCCATGAACAGCTCGTAGATCGGCTGGCAGAAGTCGTTCACGAACCAAGACCGGCGCATTTTGAACGCTTCCCATGCTTCCAGCAGCGCACCGCGGCTTGCAGAGTAGGAGCTGTTGAATTCCTTGATGAGTACGTCATAAGGCAGTTCCAGCGCCGAGCCGACCAAGCGGCAAATTGTCTTCACGAACGTCTCAAACCCTGCGGTCGGGATGTTCGGACTGCCAAAGTTGACTTTCTCGCCGGGAGCAAGGTGCGTTACCGTACCCGGCCCCATTTCGTACTCGTTGGGATCGTCGGAGATATTACTTGCACCAGCACCATCCGGGCTGGCAGTCGGAACGCCGGCAATGTCTCCTGTGCCGACTTCATTGAATGGCGTACCGGACGGATCGGTTTCCGTTTCAATCCATGCCGTAAAGAAACTCTGCACCAGCGCCGCCATCAGCTCCGATTCCGTGTAGCGGCGAAGCTGCAGCAGCGGCTCAATAACCTGTGCCAGATACGGAACGCCGCGGTACTGATCGGGGCGCTCGCTGTCCATGATGTGCAGGATATTCGGCAGGCCGGTGCGCTCGCCGTAGGCCGGGACGCGCGTCCATTCCTGTTTCTCGGTCGTGATCTGGTGCGGATAGGTGTTGCTGATGTAATAGGCAACGACGCAGCCGTTTTTGTCGACCTCCACGCCGTCGAAAACGCGGTGACCGGCGCCGGGCTTCCCATCCGGAACGACGGCATCCATGAAGCCGCCGTAGGTGTAGCCTCCGCTGAAGTTGGTAGGTGTGGAAACGCGGTCTGCTTCAATGACGTGCAGCCGCATAGAATAGGGATTCAGCGGCGCCGCCGGGTAACGCTTCACCAGGACAAACACGTCTCCGGACATGAGCCACGATTTGAGCGCGAGCTGCTGCAGCGCCATGAAGTTGTTCAGGCCGAGCGCGTCACAGTTCTGCTTTTTACCGCCCCAGAGCCGAAATTCCATCTCGGCTTTGTGCTGCCACTCTTTTGCCGCCTCCGGAGAAAGCCCCAGCAGGTCGCGGTCGACGGTCGCTTTCAGCGTCAAGCCTGTGCCGACAACCTTTGTGCGGTTGGTGTTGATGGCACTCGTGGCCACGGGCGATGCCATATAAAGCATTCTCGACCGCTGGCGCAGCGTGGCGTTGTTGCGGTTAATATCTTCGTTGGGCGAACCGCTGTCTGGGGTGAACCCCTTGAGCGCGCGCCGGGTGACGCTCGCGCCAGCTTCGCTATACCCCTTGGCATACGGTGCGGCGCTCTGGCGATGATTTTTCTTGCTCAATGCTTTCGCCTCCTGTGAAATAGAAAACGGACGGTCTGGCGGCGAAAGGAGAAAACTCCGTCAGACTGTCCGTGCAAAAGCCCTTTCGGGCGAATTGCTGTATTTATCATTTTCGTGACCTCACGAAAATGCTCACCAATCGCGGGGGATGACGCCGAATGCCTTGCGGCGCTTGCTGCCGTTCAGCTCCGAGGTCAGTTGATCGATCTCATTCTCCATCTGCTTAATTTCTTCCGACAGCGCCGGGAGATCAAAACGGGTGAGCTGCCGGTCATCGATCATGTAGGATTTCACGCCGCCGTCGACCAGCGCCGTGTATGCGTCATAGAGCTTTTCAAGCGCCGCTTCGCGGAATGCGAGCCGCTTCTCGATGATGATTCTGCTTGCCATAAAACACGCTCCTTACCAATCGTCGTAGTATTTCTGCCTGCTGCGCTGCGCCGGGCGGCGCTTCGGCGGCGTAATGTTCGCCGAGGGCGGAGCAGGTACGCGAACACCGGAAGCGGCCTTGATCTGGCGGTCGATCTCATCGAGATTCTTCGGCAACGCCTTAAATGCGGCAAGCGCGTAGTTGCGGCAGTCCAGAGGCTCGTTACGCTCGTGTCCGGGAATCTTCTTCCACGACCACGGCTGCTTCTTGTTCGGATCATAAACCTTCGTTTCCGACAGCAGACCCGCAAAATAGGCGCTGCCGTAATCGTCGCGCTTCGGGAAATGGCAATATTTCTGTCCGGGCGTCTGTACGCGCAGATTGTCCATGATGATTTCCTTTCCGGAATCGACGCCGAGCTGATATTGCCAGCAGGTGCCGACCGCAATCTGATTGACGAAGATCTTCTGTTTTTTCGGCGGTGAGATATAAGGCTTATCCTGTCCGGGCATACCTTTGATGCAGAATACTTTCTTGCTGATTCTGGCGTTGCATTGTGCGCGAACGCTCTGCGTGAAGTGACCGCCCTCATCCACGAAGGACATAGACACCCGCAGGCCGACGCCGTTCTCAAAACGCATCACACGGTCGAACACAACTTCATCGAGTTTGTTCCATGTGGCGTCATCATCCGGGCGCCCCATGACGATTCCTTTTTCAATGCCCCATGTTTCGCCGAAGAACCCGTGCCCGACGATCTCATACTCCATGCGGTCATCCTGCGTATCAACGCCAGCCGTCAAAACGAGGACGCCCGGCGGCAGCTCGACCGGCTCGCCGTTTTTGTCCTTGCCGTAGTCCTCGCGGCGAGCGAGCAGCGAATCCTCATCCTCAATGTCGCCGCGGTCTTCCCACGGCTCACCGAAGCAGGTGTTGAAAACGACCTGCATCTTTTTCGTGCTACCAAGCGCATTGAGATATTTCAGGACGATAGATTCCCACGAAGCCCACTGGCTGACGAAAGCGTTCAGCCAGAAAGAACGGGTTCCTTGGCCGTAGGCTTCCGGATTCTCGGCAATCCATTTTGCCGGGGCGCGTTTCATCTCCGCTTCCGTGGAAATGCAGCCGCAGCCGGGGCAGGTGTAGTACACCTTCTTGACCTTGTAGGTCTTCTTGTGAGAGACGATGATTTCGTCGTACTCAAAGCGAATATCAGACCAGCGGATTTCGTGGTACTCGCCGCAATGCGGGCATTTGGAGTTCCACCGCTCCATCGTGCCTGTGTAGTAGGCAGATTCGATGGCGCTGGCATTTTTGATCGTCGTAGTTGATACTTCGACGGCCTTCGCATTATAGAACGTGGTCTGCCTGGCCATTGCCAGATCCCACGGATCGCCCTCATTGCCGGCGCTCGTTGCCCATCGGTCGCGTTCGTCGCCGAACACATAGCGGATAGGCTTTGATGCCAGCGCGTGTGCCTCGGTCGAGCCGCACATCGTAAGGATGCCGCCCGGATAGGCCTTTTGGAGAATCGTATTGTGAGAGTCGCGGCTTTTCGGCGCGGCGATCTTCTGCCGCAGAGCCGGACTGTCGCGCAGCATCGGCGCGATACGGAGCTTGGAATACTCCTGCGCGTCAATGGTTGTGGGATGAATGAACAGAATAGAGCCGGGGTCCTCGTCAATGATGTAGCCGATGCAGTTATTCAGAAACTCGGACTTGCCGACCTGCGATGCGGCCACCATGACGATGTGCCGAACCTTTGGGTCCGTAAAAGCGTCCATCGGCTCGCGCAGATAGGGCGTGCGCTCCGTACGCCACGGGCCGGGTTCGGCTGCGCTCTCAGCAGAGAGGCGGCGTTTGGCTTCTGCCCATTGGGTGACGGTAAGGTCATCAGGCGGCGTCATGCCAGCCAGCACCTTGCGCATGGCCTTGTTCAGACGTGCCGCGCCGCGCCGTTTGGCTTGGCGTTCGGCTTCGGCTTTTTTCAGCGCATCGGCCGCTGCCTCATTCTTCGTCATAGCTGCGCCCCGCATTGCTCCAGTCGCGCCGCTCGTTTACCTTTTCGGCGTATTTCTCCGGGTCGTAGTGATACGCGGCTAATTCCAGCATGACCTTGTGGACTTCCTTGCGGATGGTCTCGGCAGCCTCAGCCGGGCTTTGCGCGGCGGTGACGTCAACCGACAGCCGCCCCGGAAGCGACAGCAGCGCAGCGCGGATGGTGTAAATTAGATCTTCCGTGAAGCCCTCCACATCTTCCGAGCGGTGCAGCTTGCCTTTCAGCTCCTCGACTTCCATCTTTGCAAGCTGAGCTTTGGAGAGCTTGAGCTGCGCTTCGGACTGCCGCTTCGCTGTTTCCAGCTTCTGCTCGGCTTCGCTGATCTGCGGCTTGGAAAGGAAATTGATATATCGCTGAACAGCGTCGCCGAGCTGGAAGTAGCCGCGCCTGACGGGAATAATCGTGCCGTCCTGCGCCATCTGCTGCACCCGGCGTGCTGTCACGCCGAGGATCGCGGCAAGCTCTGTCGTGCTGACTTCCGCCTCAGCATCAATCTTGAGTCTCGTTTCAGCCATATAGCAAACTCCTTTCGCTTTTTTCGAGGGGGCTCAGCGGAATTGCACCGCAGCACCCGTGCTGCACGGGCGTGACCCTTACCCCGATGTGGTCATATGAACTTAGGAGGTCAGCGCGGTATGCCTCACCCGCGCTGTGGTATGAAAAATGCGCGGTATCTGCGTCGATACCTGCGCACATTCCAGCGGTAATCGTAACGAAATTACCCAAAAAACGTAGAACTAACTAGGCGAAATTTGGGGTCGTCGAGCCCGCAACAGATGCCGCCCCCTCCCGACAGTACCTTTTCAGCGGCCGAATCGATCACGACGCATGATACCCTGCCACCCAGCAAACTTATCGCGCGTGACAACGTCCTTCTCGCAGGGCTTCTTGCAGCCTTTGCGCCCTCGATGGCAGATGCACACCGTCTTTCCATTGACGATCTGCACCCAGACAGGAATCTTCTCTTGTTCTTGCATCGTTTATCGCCTCACATCGGTACGGATTTGACAGGGGATTGGCTGCATACCCACCCAGCCCTTATGAATAATTACCGGTGGCTACGATTGTTCTACGGAGAAAACTGCATCGCCCTCCTTGATGAACATGACGTGGCCGCAATGCTCACAAACGACCTTGGCATACTTGGGCGGCTTCTCGGCTACGCTCAGAGCGGACGCTTTGGCGCGGTCTACCTGCTCCTGCGTGGTGATTGCAACATTCTGTGCTTCTTCCTTTGCGGCGTTATCCAGATAGGCTTGGTATCTGGCACGGCGGTCCTCTTCGGATTCACCGACCACCCCATCATCGAAAAGAGCATCGGCGTCAAAATCGTCGCTGGGAGCGGGGAAGCCAAGGGATTCGAGATCGAAGTCAAAGTCAAGGTTGAGCATATCGATCTCATGGAGCAGCTCGTCGTTGATCCACTCGGAGAATTCGGAAATGCGGTTGTCGGCCAGACGGTCGAGCTTGATCGTTTCTTCGTCGGCGTCTGTTACGACGCAGGGTATTTCCTCCATGCCGAGCCGAATGGCGGCAGCATAACGGGCATGACCTTTGACGATGATACCGTTGCGGTCGATGACCAGCGGCACGTTGAAGCCAACCTTCGGAATGATCTCGACAAGCAGGTTGACCGTCTTATCGTTTTTCCGGGGATTGCGGACATAGGGCTTGACCTCGGAAATCTTCTTCATCACGATCTGATTAACAATCTCCATCAGTGCCAGCCTCCTTTCGATACTTCTGAAGCTGACGCGCCTGATTCTCGGAGATTGCAGCGCGTGTGAATGAATTGTTTTCGTAGAGCTTTGCGTAGCCGGTGATGTGCTTGAGGCGCACCAGTTCTTCCGGCTCTAAGCCAAGCTCATTGCAGACCTGCAGGTCGGTCGCGCCGTTCATTAGCATTTCCATGACGATATTGGACATACCGTTAATGGAGTGCTTGCCTCTGGCGCGGTTGTGCCGAACGGTCGAGGCCATGAGATCATTCATGGTCTTGCCGTGAAGCACAACACAGGGCAGCTTCCCCTCGCATGAAGCGTAGATGTCTTTGAATCTGCGCATGATGCTGTATCGGTGGAAGCCGTCGACGATAACATACCGGTCTTTCTTTTCGTCGTAGATGGTAACGACGGGCTGCGTGTAGCCGTCCGCTTTGACGGAGCGATAAAGCAGCTTCATCTCCTGCGTGGCGACACTGTTGGGGTTGTAGTCGTTTGCGTGGACCTTTTCAATGGGTATCCACTCGACCTGATGAATGGGCTGATCTGAAATCATTTCTTGCTGCCCATATATTGCTCAAACTGCGCGGCGTCGCGCTTGCGGTAGGTAGGCGCCTTTTCCCGGATACGGAAGCGGGAGCGGGCATTTGCGTTGTTCGTGCCGTCAATATCGTTCAGGACGATCTCTTTGACATGGACGCGATACCATTCGTCGCCGGTTTGATTCTTCCAGCGGTTACGGAATAGCTCATGGTATTCCGGCTTTACGATATTGACAAGCAGATAGTCGCGGTATTCCTGCCACGAACGGAACGCAAAGGGGAGCTGGCGCGGGATGATGTCGCCGCTGTCGAAGGTATGGGCGAATGTACCGACGCCAGATACGCGGCGGATGAATTTGTTGTAGGTGTCCGGTTCAAACTCCTGCAGCATTTCGATTGAGTGCCAGGCGGTTTCATGGATGAGCGCTGAGACGCGCATGGCCTCCTTGGCCAAGCCCCACTGGTATTGCAGATCGTAGACGCGATTGTACGCCCAGTGATTCTTGGCAATGGCTGTCCAGATGTCATCGTTGGTGAAATCGTAGATCGGCCAGAACACCTGACACCTGCCAACTTTCTTCTTGCACCACGTCACGCCTTTGTATCGGGCTTCATGCTGCGTGATAGCAACGCGCCGGTTCAGGCTTTCCGTCATGCGCATACCCACCAGCACGGCACAATTCTCAGAATCGGTGCAGTAGGGCGGGAGGACGTTGACAAGCTCATGGAATCGTTTTTCGCTGCTGGGGTTTTCCTTGATGGAGAGCGGGTGCTGCGGGTGAATCCAGATCGCTTTGTCCTCCGGATTCCAAACACTGATGAAATTCTTCTCCGGGGAGAGCGTGTTTGTGAATTCAAAGGGGATCTGATACCAGTACGGCGTGACTTCCGGCAGCTCCATGATGTGCTGCATATAGTCCACCGTCGCTTGCCACTCAGCTTCCTGATCGAGCCAGAATACCTTGAGCGGCAGACGCCCGCGCTCCTGCGCAACCATAAGCGCCATGCGGAAAAGAACTGTACTGTCCTTGCCGCCGGACATGCTGACGATCACATCGTCGTGGCCGTCGAAGATCATCCGCAGCCGTTCTAATGCTTCATCGAATACGTTGTTTTGCAAGTAGATCATTGCTGCTGACCCCGCGCCGCTCATGTGAGCAACATAGGGTTTCCTCCTTTTTTCGATGTACCCGCAGCCGGCAGCGTTGGCGATACGCCGCAGGTTCGAGCCATCCTCCACGCAAGGAGCATCGTGGAGGCAAGTCCTCCTTCCGAATAAAATGAGCAGCGCCCCCGATCAGGAGCGCCGCCCGGCTTGATTTGGAATTTTACGAGTCTAATACTAGCATATTGTCTGCGGACATGAAAGCACCACGCCGTGCGACAAAATTTAATTGCGTGCAATTACGTACAATTACGTGCAAATAGATACCATGGCGTATATCCGCAATCAATCGTGGGCCGGTTCAGACAGGCAGCGATATACGGCGTGCTTCACGCTGGACTCGGTGCTGTACTTGCCAACAATCCCGGCAATTTCTTTCCACTGCATTGCGCGAATGAAGCGGAGACGGAAGATAATGCGGGTCGTTCCGTCTTCGATGGTGGAAATCCAAGCAGCGATGCGTTCTTCACTTTCCGCGATTACGGCTTTTTCGCGCTCGATCTCAGATTCCAAGTCTGCGATCTCTACGGCAAAGTCACCAACCTTGTCTCTGACGCCGCTTGCGTGGGGCATTCCGGTCAATTTCTGCGCACCCGGGACGGCAGCATCCCAAAGGTTTTTAAGCGTCTCCTCGGTCCTTGCAAGTTGCTGAACCGCGTCCAGATGCTCATTCAACTGTGCCAGAGTCATGTGTGCCGCCCCTTTCCATCGTTACTTTGCTTTTTTCCAAGCCCGGATTGCGGTTTTCTTTGTGCCTTTCGGTGTACCCGCTCTACCGCAATTATAACACCTGACGCAAAACATGGGCGGTGTTCTTGGACGCAGATATACTTCCTCAATCTTGCAGCGACTGTCTGCACCGCAAAATCGGCAGGTCAATTCATCGGTTCTCGGCATCGCAATACCCCCTACCTTGAGAATTGAGATTTCGGCAAATCGCGCAAACGCGATCTGATGGGCACGCGAGGTGCGTGTTAAAGTAGCAATGAGGCTGCTCGTTCTTTGGAATGAAACGTATGAACGTTTCGTCACCGTCGGCCATGACGTGTACACGTGATTTCCTGACCGCCATCCTGTATAGACCGACGAAGACTTTGGCATCGTTCCCGACTGCAAAAGGTTCTCGGATGAACCGGCTGGCGTCGTTTCTACTCATGCCAGCGCCCATCAGTATCTTTAACGCTCTTTTTCGCTTCATGCCGTCACCTCCCGGTCAAAGACTTGCCAAAAGAGAAAAGAGCTTTGGCAAGAACGTCCGCAGAAGCACCATAATTGTAAAAGCAGCCTGAGAGCCGGTCAAATGCATCGCAGATTCTCTCACAACGCAGATATGCGTTGTATGCTTGGAAATTGCTGTTGCCGGGTGCCTTGTTCCGCATAAGTCCGTTTGCATGATTTCGGCTATACCCGCGAGCCATCAGCAGCTTAACTGCGCGTTTTCTGGTCACTGTTCATGTCCTCCTTTTCACGTTCCATCCGTTTCTGCTCCATACGCGCCAGCCGATCATCGCTTGCGACAGCCCATTTCCGGCGTTCTGCCGCTTTTGGGCGGCGCAGAAAATCAGCTCTGGCGTTCGAGGTATAGGCGGCTGGCATACCCAGCTTTTTCGGCTTAGACATTTTTCTGTTCCTCCAAAGCCCGCTCGGCTTCTTCTAAGCTGAGAAACGCGGTTTTGCCGACGTCATCCGCTGCAATCGTTCCGAACCCTTGCACATTAAGCACTGTACGCCCATTAAGAGTACTCACATCGGTCACCCAGAATCTCCATGCGCGGCCAGCGCTGCAGATGTAAATACCGTCCCCGCGTTTGCACGGTAGAATCAGGACACGGCCCTCCTTATCAGCGGCCAGCAGCTTTCTGATTCGTTCAGCTTTCGAAGTGTCCTCCGCAAATGCGGATTCGATGATAGTCTTGGCGTTTGCCGCCTGTTCCGGTGTCATCCCTGTACCTAAATACTGCCGCAGCAACGGGCAATGCGCTGCTGGAACGGCCGTACAGAATCCGCCTGCAGCGGTGCAATTTCCGTTATCGGCGTCTTTGTATTCGCATCTCAAACAATTAACTGCTTCCATCAATATCCTCCGATCGCAAGTTGTTTGTTTTTGTAGCACTGGAAAAGCGTCTGCCCGGAATCGTTTACCATGTACGGCAGAAAAACTTCGTCCATTTGCACCATCTCAGATTCCAGAATCGCCATTTGTGCTGCTACCCAATCTTTGAGGATTCTCCAAGCGACGCGTTCTGCCTGATCGCGGCCGCATTTGACTTTCTGCTTCGCCAGCACAGCCAACACAGTATCAACGTTTGCCGGGAGACGGATTCCGCGCGGGCCGTCCGGGGTATCAATCAGGAAGGACAGCGACGTTATATGTCCGGAATCGTCATAGTCCTGCATGATTTTCCTCGCGCCATGCTTGACGAGCTGGGCCTGAATCTCGCCGAGCGTCGTAAAGACGTCAACCTTTGTCGTGTAATTCAAGATAGGCACCGTCAAACGCCTCCTTCCACATAGCACCAGCTCTGGGGCGGGTGCTTTATTTCCCGATCAAATATGCACTGGTTGCAAGCGCTTGCCCGAGGTTCATCGCACTTTTCACAATCGCGTATTCTCCCAAATTCACTTAGCTCACGCGGCTCATCGTAAATTTTCAGGCCTGAGATGTGCCAACCATAGAGATCGGCGTGGCTTCCGTATAGCTTCAGCTCAATTTCGGACAGGCAAGTGTCTCTAAGCTCCTCCTCGTATATGCCATACCAGCCATCCGCGCAATCTCTGGCACCATTCAATTCGGGATGTTTGCGCTGTACGAATGGATATGTGTCAATACGGTCGCACGTAAATTCTCCGACAACCTTGACGTTCATAATTTTCCGCTTGTAAACAATGCTTCCGTCAATATTTTTGCAGTAAGGCTTTTGGGGCGTCCGAACCGTTTTTCCACTGGTGCAGTAGATGTAACACTGAAACGGACATTCCAGTTTAGGGCGCGTCTTGCGCACCTCTATGGTCTTCTTCCCTTCGGCGATCATCTTGCACCATTCAGGCCGAATGCTGATAAGCACAGATTTCACTCCAAATACCTCCCCATACCCTTTACGCTCCAATGCCCGCCGTCCTTCAACGTCGGCTTCGAGCGATACCATTTGCGCCAGCGCCAGAACAGAATCTTCGGCGGCTCATTGTGCTGCCAGCACCGGAGTTCCAGTGCATATTCACGGCACCGCTCACGACGCTTCCGTTTTTCACGTTTCTGGCTCATGATGTTCTCCTTTCTCCGGCAGCGGTAGCACCCGGCGGCGCTCAATCTCGGCCCGGTAATTGCCGCAGTGCTTGCATTCATCCGTGATGGCGCGATGGGCGGCACAGCCGCCCAAGACGCACATTTCGGTCAAAACATCACTCATCATCGGAATCCTCCGCAGTTTTGTCCGGCTGCGCACCGTATGTGTCAAAGAGCCGGTGCGTACCTTCGGCCATTTCTTCTTCATCATCCGACTTTTCATAGCCGAGCGTTTCGAGGATTTCATAGATGTGATCTAAGTCCGAATTTTCGCAAAGCTCATATTCGTAGTGGTTCATGTTCCACACGCGCCGGTAGTAGCTCATGTCTTCGTCATCGAGGGCAGAATAGCAGCAGCAGAAAATCAGCTTTTCCGGCTGGGCTTCCGCCGCGCTGCGGACAAAGCCCATGTCGCAAAAATCTTCGTTTTCATCGTCTGGCGAAAGTCTCATGCCGAGGAGCTGGGCGCAGAACCGAGGGTTGATGGAATTGCAGTAGCCACCATCGATTGACTCTGTTGTTGCCACGCAGAACAAAGAGATTTCCTTCATGTGCTGTTTGAATACGCTGTTCGGAAGCTCTTTGATGAAATCCTTGCGCAGTTCAAAATGGGCCTCCGCGGCTTCCGCAAATTCATTTTCGGCCTGTTCGTCTCTGCGGCGCCGTTCCTCGCGGGCTTCGGCTTCGGGGTCTGGCTGCTGCGATTGCTGGCGTTCCCTGTAGAGTGTGATTCCGGTAGAATCCTTCCTGTAAAAGTATCGAACATCACTCGCGTCTTCTGGTATGGTCATTTCTTTCTTCAAATCCCAGCGGCTGTAGCCGGCGTGGTAGACCATATTGACCGTCGTACCGTTGAATTCGCCGCTTCTTTCAATCTGATATGCAAACTTGTCTGCAATTTCAGTCCATTCAGCAAGTTTCTTTTGGATTTCCTGCTCGGAAATCAGGCTTTTCAGAACGCTGTTGAAGTTCGCCGTGCCGATTGCGTCAAGCGCCTTGTTCTTGTCTTCGGGGCTGTCCAGTTTGTCAAGCTCCAAATAGTCATTGAGTGTTGCGCCACGAGCTTCGGCTTTCTGAAATTTCTGGCGGTCGAGGTCGAGCAGCTTCACGCGGCGTCGGATGGTGGTCTGCGAAAAACCGGACTTTTCTGCGATCTCAGCTACGGAATCACCCATGTTGAGCATCATCTGGAAGCCTTGCGCCTGCTCATAGACGGTCAGATCGCTGCGCTGCATATTCTCAACAAGCATGGTCTGAAGCTGCTCGCGCTCGGACATTTCGACCACCACGCACGGCAGCTCCGTCAGGCCCGCAATCTTCGCGGCGGCATAGCGGCGGTGACCGATGATGATGGTAAAGTCCGTATTGGAGTTGTCCGGTTCATCCGGAACGACCGTCAGGTTCTGCAGGATGCCGCTGGCCTTGATGCTTGCGGCAAGCTCCGACAGATCACCGAGATCCTTGCGCGGATTGTCGGAGTGTGGGAAAAGACGGTCGATTGCGATATTTACGATTTGAGGCATTTGTGAATCTCCTTTCAGTTCAGGGGCGCGTTTGCGCTCCGTTTACGCGGCACCAATGCCGCTGCGCTTTTTTCTTCCGCGCCAGCCGGCAGGTTGGGCAGAATGTATTTTCTTTGCGCTCGATGAAAGAACGACCGCAGCGAGCGCAGTGCTGCGGCGGGATTCTGCGGAACTCGGTGCATTCGTCGCAGTTTTCACAGCGGTCACACCCTTTGATTTCATCCCAGTTTGCGCACATGAGCCGCTGCCAGTATGGATTATCGTCAATGTCGTTGATGCGCTTGCGGAGCACTGAGCAGAGCATTTCAAGTGTTTGCACGGTTTCTGTTCGCGTTCTGGACAGGTGTACCGCCTGCTTTACGGTCGGGTCTGGCGCGCCATAACCCCAAGGCTTATCTTTGAGCATGGCGCGTACTTTGTCCTGATTCTCGGTCAGATAGACGAAATAAACTTTCCCGCGCACGGCTTTTTCGGATTTGCCGAGTGCCTTGCCAATGGCGGTGTAGCTGTTGCCTTTTCGGATTCCGTCTGCCAGCACATCGAAGTCGGTCTGTGTCCAAGCTGCGGATGAACCATGATTGTCGGCTTTGACCGGCCGCTCTTTCAGGCCGAGGTCGTTGCATCGGCGCTGGATCGCGCCGGCCGAGCGACGCAGCATATCGGAAAGCTCAGCGTATCCGTACCGATGCTGCTGAAGCAGCATTTTCAGCCGCGCGTCTTCATCGGGTGTCCATGGGTCTTTCCGCTGGATGGCAAATGCCTGAAAGTCCTTCTTGCGCTGCTCGGCTACCCATGCAGGCTCCTCGCCCAGCGCCAACGGCTCCATTTTGGAAAAATCAATGAACGAGCGGTGCTGTTCTGCCCATTTCCAAAACTCATTGAGCCGAATGACACGAAAACTGTTCTGATTGACGCGCTTTGTGTGAATCGGGAGGCCACGGTTCTCAACCCAGCTTTTCAGCTTATAGTTCCCACCGGCATTGCTGCCGCAAACGGCGATTATAAGCTGATTCATGGATATGTAGTCGCCGCCGAACAGAACCGGGCCAAGTCCCAGTCTGTTTTTCCGTACGATGACAGCCTCAACGGAGCGGTTAAGACGCTTCGCAATCGCGGGGATTGACATGACACCCCATTGATCTTGGAGGAATTGTTCTTCTGCTTTTGTCCATCCTGCGTGATAGCTTTGCAGTCCGAGCGAACGCCTCTTTTGTCGTACAGACCCTTCCGTCCGGCCAAGCGCTGCGGCAATAGCCGCTGCCGGCTGTGAGCGACTATGCTCACGGAGATATTGAAGTTGATCGTCCGTCCATTTTCCCATGTGTCAGGCGATTCCTCCTTTCTGTCAGAATAGTGTGAGCTGCCCGGTTTTCGTTTCCTGCAAGGGCAAGGGCGGCAGCGCGGCAGACGATTTTAACTTGCCGGTAACTTGCTCGGCGGGTTTTTCGTCTGTCTGAAGCAGTAAATCCATCTGCGCCCAAATGCGGCGGTAGTGCCAGATGTCGCGGAAATAAAACGGGGTGTACCATATGTTCTGGTCTGGCCGGGGGATAAGCCCCCGGCGGTCAAGTGCTGTTGAGGGATGAAGAAGCGTGTCGCCAATCACGACGTACCCGGCGCAGCCCATGAGCGATAGCTGCAGGTAGCACATCAGACCAACGATGTAGTCAATGTCCTGTGCTACAAAAAGCACAGAGGTCTGATAGTTGATTTTCTGCCGCGTACAGGCGTTTGCAAACGCCACCAGCAACGCTCCTGCACCGCAGGCACAATCGTTGACGGAGATCCAGCCGTCCCGCTCTACACGCGCTTGGAGGTCTGTGCCGGTGATCTCGGCCATCATACGGCAGACATTATAGGGCGTGAAAAACTGTCCAGCGTGGTCATTGCCCAGATCAAGCGCCATGTAAAGCTCACCGAGAAAGTCCTGGTCCGGGTTAAAATCCATACCAATCACGACCTCTTGGAGCATCTGCGAGAATTTGAGCATTTCTTCGGGCTTGTACTTTCCGGCAATCGTCATGTACGTCTTTTCGCGCTCAGCGGCTTGACTCCGGTCAACGGTATTTGAGATCGCGATTGCGGCGAGTGTTATGAAATCTTGCCAGATTTCCCAGCGTCCATATCGGCCGCAGAGGGAGTTGAAGATCTTTACAAACTCCGTCTGATGGGTGCTTTTCAGATTGTGCGTCACACTTCTTCCCATGGCTTATTCCTCCGTCTGCGCCGGTTCGGGCGGTACGATGGAACGCTTGGTGACTTTGCCCTTGGTGGACTCGACGCCAGCATCGAAGCCGCGCCGGTAGACACGATAGAGGTACTTCGTCATGTCCTCACGGTTCATGTGCTTGATGGTTTTGTAATCATCCCGTTTGAGCAGAGGCGGGTTCTGATTATTCATCGTCTGAGCCCTCCACATCGTCCGGCTCGTCGGCAGGAAGGACTTCGCGCGGATTCGAGCCAGCATACGGGCCAACGATGCCGTTTTCCTCCAGCAGCTCCATGATGCGGGCTGCGCGGGCATAGCCGACATTCAGGCGGCGCTGCAGGAGAGAAACTGTCGCCTTGTTCTCCATGCGCACGATGCTGACAGCCTGATCGTAGAGATCATCGTCCGTGGCATCGGAGCTGTCGGCGGTGTCGCCGAGATCATCGTCCGCGTCATCCTCTGCGTCATCGCCGTCGAGCATTTCAGGGGCCTCGGCGTCATCAGGATCTTCCGGATCTTCCTCGTAGGCATCATCATCTTCGACTTCGTCCTCGTTGATGACAGGCATCATGCCGTCTTTGAGGCTGCGCTTTTCCATGACGTCGCGGAAGAAATACTGCATCCAGTACGTCAGCATCTTCATCAGGACGGATTCGATCTTTGTCCGCAGCGTCTTCGTAATTGTAAAGGTGCCGCCGGTGACCTTGGTTTCCAGCGAACCGTCCTTGAAGATCCACGTCATTTTGGCTTCGGGGCTGATATACCCGGCTTCCTCGACGTTCTCCAGCATGGAGAGCTGGGCGTCCATGCCCTGAATCGGGGAGATCGTGAACGTGGGCGGATAGGTGTCCTTCTGGAAGCGATACGTCAGGTCGTGTTCTTCGCACAAGCCTTCCATCTTCTTTTTCTGCGCTTCATACATCGAAATTTCACTCATGGTAGTGACTCCTTTCAGTCATCAGTCGAGCAAAAACAGCGTTCCATTCCAAGCTGTCTTCACTCTGTAATTTTGTAGATCGGTTTCTTTTACGTACTTTCGGCCGAACAGCTCTTTCATGCGCCGCCAGTCATCCCAAGGGATTTTGTAGACTTCGTCGGTCGAAAAGCCGGCAACGACGAAGCAGCGGGCGCCGAGCCGCTGGTGTCTGTCCATGTAGGAAGCCTGCTTGTCGATAACGCGATCCTGCGTCAGCCGGTCTGTGGCTGTGAACTTGGCTTCAAACAGGACCGTCCTGCCGCCCTTGATTGTGCCTTTGTAGTCGACCTGAGCCTTTTTGGTGTAGCAGGCGAGGAATCGACCGTTGCCCTCCGGTTTGATAACCTTCATCGGCTCAGGCGTCTTTTCAATCTCTGCATAGCCGCGCTCGCGGTAGTAATCGAAGGTGCTGTCAAGCCGCTGCTCGAAATACTGGCCCTTCTGGCGGGCGATCTTGCCGAGAAGCTGCCGTTTTGGATCTTTCGCCATGGCTGCCTCCTAACCTTTGCAGTACCACATACCGCATTGCTCGCAGTAGATTCGGCTGTCCGGGTCGTTGCCTTGCGGAAACTCTGCCTGGAAGATGTAACCCTTGCCCCATAAATCGCTGTGATTTCCGGAAAGAACATCTTCCGCTACAGCCCATGCCCGCGCAACGGCGTGTGTCTCGCCGGGCTCGGATGCACGAGCTGGCCAGACAACGCCAGTTTCCGAAAAGGTGCCGTACTGCTTCGGCTGCGTCAGAACACCTTCGAGCGTGTCGGGATAGCGCGGGTCAGCTCTGCGCATAAGGGGAACGTCGCATACGCGATAGCGGCACAGGTCGCAGCAGTTGTCGCCGCCAGCTTCCGTATAACAGGTGATGGCAAGGAGCTCCAAGTCACGTTTGTCCTGTGCGTCTACGAAGCCGCCCTTTCCGCAAGGCTCGCTGTCTGCCTCTTGGGGAGGCTCTGGCAGATCGTATGTACCGGGAATATCGGCGGTTTCGTGTTCGACCTCCGCGTAGGCTTCGACCTCCAAGCGGCTCTGATAGGCCGCTTCGTCAAACGTCGGCGAAATTGCCGCGGAAACAACAGGCGTATTTTCGGTTTCGCGTGGCATCGCAATCGCAAGCACCAACGCGGCGAGCAGGATCAGCGCCGCCAGAAGAACAACCGTAGGCAGGTTGCGCCTTGCCCATCTTTTCATATCCTCATCCTCCATTCTCTGTTTTGAGGGAATCATTTTTACACCCCCAGCAGCTTTTTCATTTCGGCGTAATCCTGTCGGCCTTTTATAATTCGTCGGCTTCCACCGGGCATCTCGACGGGATGGCATTGCTCGATCAGCCTGTCGTAGATCCGTTTGCGCCTGATTTCGTTTTCGCCGGTCATTTGCCGCGGTGAATAGTTGCTGGTAATGACCAGTGGTACTTTTGCACGATACAGAGCGTCAACAATGGCGGTGATCTGCTCGTTCATATACTCCGTGTCGCGCTCAACGCCGAGGTCATCAATCGCCAAAAGATCGCACCGGGTCAGATCATCGATAAATTCCTGTTTGCCTTCCCACAACGAGCTGATTTGGTTTGCAAGTCTCGAAAACGTGGTCATCATGCAGCGGTATCCCTTCGACACAAGCTCATTTACGATGCAGGCTGCGAAAAAGCTCTTTCCCGTTCCAACGGTTCCGTAGAGCAGAATCCCTTTTCCCGACTTGCGGAGATCAGAAAAATTCTCGCAGTATTTTTTCATTCCTGCCGTGATCTCAGGTCTTGCGCCGTCGTCATTGTCAAACGTGCAGTGAAGCATATTGCCGTCAGAATCAGGGAAAGCTGCCGTCCGCAAAGAAGAAATCCGCATAGCATCTTCCTTTTCCCGGCGTTCCGCTTCTTCTGCCGCCCACGCCTCTTGCTTACACTTACAGCCGAAGAAAACTCTCATTGTGCTGCCATCTGGAAGATCAACGTCGCGCTGGCGTCTGCTGCCGCATTTCGTGCAGTACAGAAATCCGTCTTCTCCTAGCTCGGTATCTTCAATTTTCTGCGGAGCTTTCCTTGCAATGTTGCGTATCACGCCAGAGAAGCCACTTGGGTCTTTTTCCGGTACAGCCAAGGATTCAGCACGTTTCCGATCGCGGAGATTCATCAATTCTTCCATGTTGAGTGTCATTTGTAGAAATCCTCCGGAGAACCGTAGTCAACAGGAACGCCGTTGTGGGTGGGCTGAGAACCGTGCGGAGAGTCGCTGTACCGTCCTTCCATGACTTTGAGGAAGTTATTTGGGCGTACAAACCAGTCGAACGATACTGTCCAGCCGCTTTTGTTTTGCCCTTTAAGGAAGCTGCTGTCGTTGATTTGTGCAATCGCGTTAACAACTGCATCAACTCCATACTCGCTTATGCGAGCTCGGAGCATCCCGCCGCGAGTGCTTGAACCCGTAATTTTCATAATCGGGTTTATCCCTAGCGAATTCCACGCTTCAACAACTCGCCGGACATCGCCTGTCCGGCAAACAGCACCGTTAGGTGCTGTTACATCTGCCTCTATATCTTCCTCTTGTCTCTTACCTCTTGTGTCTTTCTCTATCTCTTTCTCTGTGTTACAATGTAACAACGGTGTAACAGCATTGTTTTCAGTTTCGTTAAGAGCCTCTTCCTTCGCTTTTTTCCTGTAGTCTCTTACTCGCTGCGCAACAGTGCTTTCGCTTCCCACATTTGATACAGCAAACGGAAAGAAATAATTGATGCTGTCATCTGTCTCTGCAAGACCACAGCTCAAGAGATAAGCCAACGTGACCTTGATGTTTTCCGGTTCCTCATCAAGCTCAAGTGCAAGCTCTGACGTAAAATCGTCTTCAAGACCGCTCCATTTAAGGATTCCGTCGCTTTTCATGGCAAGAAGCTGCATCTTCAAGTAAATTGCAAGGTAAGTGTCACCACCAGCGAGTTTCCTCAGCTTCTTGATTCGCAGGCTGGAAAAGAAATCGTCGTATAATTTCAGCCAATAGTACCTTTTGTTTGCCATGAGATGCCTCCTTAGAACGGCAATTCGCTGTCATCGTCCGCGAGCTGCGAGAAGCCGCCAGTCGGGTCATAGGTCGGTTCGCCCTTGGGCTTGCCGCTGTCGCCGTCGCGCTTGGAATCGCCGAAGTAAACGCTATCGGCAAGGATCTCGGCCGAGCGGCGCTTGTTGCCTTCCTTGTCCTGCCAGTTGCGGATTTGAAGCCGGCCGCCCACGACGATCATGCGCCCCTTGCTGAAATACTTCTCTACGAACTCAGCCGTACCGCGCCACGCAACAATGTCGATAAAATCCGTTTCCCGCTCCGCGCCCTGCGCCGCGTAATCGCGGTCACAGGCGACGGAGAAGGAGACAACCGCCGTGCCGCTCTGCGTTCGGCGAAGCTCTGGGTCGCGCGTCAGACGTCCCATGAGAACAATGCGGTTCAGCATGTCTGCTCCTCCTGCGAAGACACTGCATCTGCTTCGGGCGCGTCATCATTCGGAATCACAATAGCGCGGGGCATTCCCAAAATGGCTTCGAGTGCGTCGCGCTGGTTTTTGCTGTGAAGAATTGCTTCACAGACCCGCAGCCGCTCGGACTCGCGAATCATCTGCTCCAAGTCGACGTCCATGATGATGCCGGCGCCGGGCGATTCGTCAAACGGATAAACGTGAGCGTCTTTTTTATTGAAATTGAGCATTTTTGAAATCTCCTTTTTCGATGATTTTGATAACTTCCTGGCACTGCGGAATGTCAAACATTCCGATATGCGTCTTCTCGATCGGAAGCCCCATCTGCTCGGCGAGCCATCCGTAGGCGGCTTTGCGCCGCCCGCGGAAAGGACCGGTTTTCCAGAGAGGGTCGAATGATGCGTGTGCTGCCATCTTCCATTTGCGGAGTGCGGCATCTGCAAGGCGCCCGAGCGGTTTATCCGTTCTGCCATGGCAGCCTACATACGCGCCGCAGTTTCTGCAGAGGTAGGCGGTGTGTCCAAAGCTGCGTCCGTAGATTTCGGAATCATCGACCAACGCAGCTTTGTGACCGCAGTAATCGCAATAAACGGTCAAGGCTTCTTCGCCTCCTTGTACTGAGCTGTTTTTTCGGGCGGGCCGGTCTGAATACCTTGTTCCTCACACTCGGCGATGATACCGTCGAGGAACGCAGCCATCTCGGCAGCGGTGTACTCGCTTGTGCCTTTCAGGGCGCGGTAGTGGATGAATTTCTTGCCCTCGATGTAGCCGACGCCGATCTCGGCATAGTGTCTGGCCACGAGCCGCGGCGGCACACCGTCACGCAGGGAAAACAGCACCTTGCACTCGTTCCCGGCTTCGTCGATGTAGCTTTCACCGACACCGTAGCGCCGAATCATTTCTTCGTAGACGGATTCCTTATCGGTTTTCAGCTTGGCTGCGAGCTGCTCAATGAGAGCCCATGCGTAGCTATTAGCGCGAAGCCCGCGAGGATCGGCTTTCTTCGCAATGGAGAACGTGATCGGCCGCTCGCCGAAGTTTTTCCAAAGGTCCTTGCAGCTTTCCCGCGTGTAGATCGACAGGATATATTCGCCGCTGCGGGCGTAGGTGATGTCTTTCAGGAAACCGTTCACGCTTTTTCCTCCTCGACGTGGCCGTGCAGGTAAACGTACTCGCCGGTCGGCCCGATGTTCCGATAGATGAAATCGTCGCACTTGGCCTTGGAAAGGTGTGTTCCGAGTACGCGCCGCTCATAGACGAATTCGCCGTTTGCCTTTTTCTCGCTGATTCTGGCTTGGATTTCTGCGTCTTCGTAGTTCGCTTCCAGCAGATAGAGGTCGAAGTTCGGGGCCGATATGCCGTTCAGGTTGTTTGTATCGGTGGCGTAGAGGACTTTTCCGGAAGAGAGCTGCAGCTTGTAGCCGCAGTTCGGAACGTCATGCACCAGCGGCACAGGCTCGACCGTGAAATCGCCGTAGCTGTATCGGTGGTCGAAGTCGTACAGGTCGATGTTCGCAGGCTTGATGCCAGCTTCCACCAGCGGCCGCACCATCCAGCGGCAGCAGCCCAAACGGAGCGCCGGGCGATCCGCTGCGAGGGCGTGGAGCGTGCTTTTCCGGAAGTGATCTCCGTGCCAATGTGTCAGCAGAACAAGTCTGAGAGCTTTTGCAACTGGCTTCACGACCTTGTACGGAACGCCGCAGTCGACGAGAATCTGCCCGTCGATCACAACAGCGTTGCCGGTAGAGCCGGTTGCAAGGACTTCATACGGAACACTCATTACAGCGAATTGAGGTCAATCTGCTCCGGTTCACCGGCGTTCTCCTGAAGCTGTGCCGGGACGCTGCCCTCAACGGCCGGCTGCGGGGCGTTGGTTGTAAGCTCCAGCTCGTCGGAATGGTCGGAAATGATCTCGCCGGTTCTGGGGTCGACGGCCGGGATACCGGAATCATTCGTGAGCGCCTGCTGCATCTCTGTGGACATGATGCCCCACTTGGAGATCAACTGGCGAAGCAGCGTTTTCTTAGCCATGTCATCAAAGCTTTTGTACCAGAAGCTCGAATACTTCCACATGTCCTTGTCGGCAATCTGTCCGTTCTGGATCTTGTCATAGGCATCCTTGCTGAACGCCTGAGAATATGTATCCGCGTGATTGAGCATCTTTTCGCGCGACCAGTAGATGCACTTGCGGAAGCCGTTCAGATACTCGAAGTACGCCATGTAGCCGACGATCGGGAGTTTTTCGCGCAGATCATCGTCTTCGATAAATTTGAACTGCGGCTTTCCGGTCTGCGGGTCTTTGCCGAGGTATTCGCCCTGGCGGATCTCCATGCAGTCCAGATCGGAATACTGCCCGCTCCGGAGCGCGAGCTGGACATAGCCTTTGTAGCCGAGAACAAACTGCGCTTTGGAGCATTCGGGCGAAAGCAGGTGTCCCTCGCGGTCATACTTGGCTTTCTGCTTGAACGGAACGAGGTAATACTGGCCAAGCTGCGGCGAGGGCGAGAGATTCAGAGCTTCGCCCAGCAGGCCACCGGCAAGGATGGAACTGGGGTCGCAGGTCTGAAGCGCCGGGGTAGTGGCGACAGCGGACGTGATCGCGGCAATAAAGCGGTTTGCACGTCCCGGTTCTTTCAACGTGTTGTTTATCATGTTCCTGTAGTTTTCCGTGGTGATGGCAACGGAAAAGGTCATTTTCTTTGCAGGCGCGATGTTAGAACTGCTCATATTCGTAACCTCCATTTACGAGAAATTCTTTGAGAGCTTTCAGCTTGCCGATGCTGCTGCGGACGCGGAACGACGCCTGATAAATCTTCTCGGCAGGGGCCTCGGCGGGGACGGGCTGCTCGATAGGAGCGGAAACGGGCGCGGGCGGCGCTTCGTTCAGGACTTCTTCGATTTTGGCCTGCGCGGCCTCCTGAACCTCCTGCGCGGATTTCATGGCTGCGCGGCGGCGAGCGGCTTCTTCCATCTCTTTGTGACGCCGGTCAACGATCAGGGCTGCTTCCGGTGCGGAAAGCGATTTGCGGTACTCGACCAAGATCTCATCCTTGTGCTCCAGTGTTTCAATCATCCGCAGATCGTTTGAAACATTCTGCAAGAACAAGGAAGCCTGTCCTTGCAGCTTTCTAAGAGAATCGGACATCGTGATATTGATGCCGCAGCGCTCAAACGGCGCGATGTCTTCGGGGATATTCAAGCTCGCGCGGTATTCGTTGTAGAACGCGACGATTTCGTCACGCTTCGCGCCTTTGATGCCGTTCTCAACGGAAGTGATCTTGACTTTTAGCTCAGCATCTGCCTTGGTAAAAGCGTCGGCCGCACATTCCTTGTAGAGCTTTTCAAAGGCCTCATACGGGGCAAGGATGGCCTTTTTGACTTCACGGCGGCGAGCTTCCAGATCCTGAAACTCTTTGTTCAGCTCGGCGCGGGCTTTCTTGACGTCCTTGTAGGTAGCTTCGGTGCAGGCCAGCGCCAGCACCTGCGCAACACGCTCGTCAACAGAAGTCTTGACCTGCCGAAGCTGATCTTCGATGATCGGGAGCTGCTTAACGACAATCAGGTTATTCTCCATCGGCGGGCGCCTCCTGCGTGATCTCTTTCAGAAGCGGCAAGATCCGCTTGTCGATGCGGCTTTCCGGGACGTCGATCTCGCAGATCACGGCGCGGGCCTCGCGCTTGGCCGTGGGGGCGATGACCTCCATTCCGACGGAGGCGTTCGGGATGCTGCAGCGGTAGCTGTAAGTGCCGCTGCTGCGGATGGTGCCGGTTTTTTCGTCGATGTAATGAACGTTTACGATCATGTGTTGTCTCCTTTCGGCTGCAAATTCATCATGCTCATCAGTGTGGAAATGGTGTATTTGACTCGCTCGACCTCCGAATCGTCGAGGCCGACAATGTCCGGTTCGCCGTTACGGTAGCCGTCTTTCATGACCACGATGTTGCCGACGATCGGCTCGCCGTGCTGGTCTGTGCCATAGAAGAAAGAGCCAATATGATTCAATGGAAGATCCAGCAGCCGCCCTTCTTCGTTGACGATCATGCAAAGCGGCCGGGCAAGACGCATCGGGTGAACGTGCTCGATGTAGCCACCAACGGCAGAGCCAACGGTTTTGTAGAGGGGGTCACTGAAATTCTCAACGCGAACCTCGTGATTCGTTGTCACGACAACGCCTTTCATTCGGATTCTCCTTTCTTGATGTAATCGCGTACAACATCTGTGAGCCAATCCTGCACGGTGTCGTAGCCATCAGCGGCAAGGTGCGCTCGGAGCTGGGAGGCCTCATCGGCGGTGATTCTTGCGTGGAGCTTATCCTTGAGCCGGTGCTGATCGGCTGTGCGGAGGTGCTTGCGAACGCTGCCGTCCGGGTCAAATTTGGCATAGAGTAGCTTCATCGCCTTTTGCGTCAGGCAAACGCCGTAGGCGTCGCTGTTCTCGCACTTGCTCTGGCTTGTCATGTCGTACTTGGGGTAGATGGTCTGCACGACAGCGACCATTTCTTTTGCGGGCGTTTTTGTTTTTAGCCGAAGCTCTTTCAGATTGTTCGGCATCTGCATTCCTCCTTGACGATAAGATTTTTCACTGCTATGATCGAGGTAGGTCTTTGTGCCTGGGGTCGTTTCCGTGCCAGCGGAGCGGCCCCGTTTCTTTTTCTGCTACTCATGCAGACCTCTTTTCCTGAATTTCTTCGATGGCCGCAAATACCGCAGCCAGTTCCGACAGTGAGTTGAATTTCCGCTTGAACGCATCGAGTTCGCGTAGTGCCAGCGATAAAAGCTGATCTCGGCCGTCAGCATTTTGCATAATTGCGGTGACAGATCTGTACTCCGCCGTTTTGTACTCAACGTTGAAAAAGCTCCGAGTCGGCGCAGCTGATTCATGCACCGTAACCAAGCAGCTAATGATGTGCCGCGCCTGATTTTCACGATACTTTTCAGCGGCAATGCCGTCGTTCCACTCAAACTCGTCATGTAAGGGTGAATTCTCGTCACGGCATTCGTCCAAAAGGGTCTTTGCTGTTAGCCGGCCTTCGGCTTCCAACCTTGAACAAAGAACGCCTGCCTGCTGCGCATCTGCCTTTATGCGCGCTCCCTGCTTCCACTGAAAAACCATTAAATTTCCTCCTTTCTTTCAAAATAAGTTGAATTTCCGCTTACCTAGCCAATGCTGGCCTTGCCACAGCTTGCCATACCATACCGTTCCTGCCGTGCCATTCCACGCCGTGCCATGCCCCTCCTAGCCATGCCATACCTAACCAAGCCTGCTACATCAAGCCAAACCGTGCCACGCCGCTCCGCACCGCGCCTGACCATTCCTTGCCTCGCCTGCCCGACCATACCTTGCCTTACTCGGCCGCGCAATGCCTCACCTAGCCTGCCTCGCCGCAACGGACCACGCCAGAACGTACCGGGACTTGCCCCGCCAGCCAGTTACTTCGCGGCTACATGGAACATCCCGTACTGCCCATCGCGTTCAGGACGCCACTCGCCAATTCCACAGGCGTAACCGCCAGCGTTGATGATGTTCACAATCTGCTCAAGCGAATACGTGCCGTTTGCGTTGTAACTTACAACCAGATCGGCATACCAGTTTCTGAACTCGCCTCGGTAGCGAATATCTGCCGTTCCCATGCCAACCTTGACCATGTCCTCTCGCAGCACCGGAGGATCACTGTGAATCTCAATCATCTGATTTTCATCACCGTCAATAAAAAACGCGCCGCGCATGGACATTTTGTCTTTCGCCCAGCCCATACGAAAAGCTGCACTGATTGCTGCCTGCTTAATGGCCGTAACAGGGAAACAGAAGCGGGCTCCTTCGGAAATCGCCCGCTCAAAGCCAGCTTGCGTCATGTCGGTCGGCATCGGCGTTTTCCAATACATCGAACGGATAAAATCTTCGATCGGGTCTTTGGCAGCTTTTGCTTTGGTCTTTGTGACTTTCATTTGTTTCTCAAGCATTTCGCGTTTTGCCTTTTCAGACCAAGCGTGCATGATAAGCGGTGTATCGCCAACGATCCGGACTGTTGCGCGCTTGACCTCAATAGGCCTAATTTCGATAACCTCGACACTTTTGCTTGTTGCCATACAATTCATCCTTTCTGATTTCAAATTCGAGCAGCGAGTGACTTCACACGCCGCAGCTCCGGTCGCGCCGGGTGCGTTGCGCGGGCAAGGTACTCGGCAATCGCTTCTTCGGTAATCCAGACCTTGCCGCCGGGCTTCCGCTGGATATAAGCCAGATGCCCGCTGCTGCGTTCCGCATCCAGTGTCATAACGGTTATGCCAAGTCTGGCCGCTGCCTCCTTTCGGGTAAGTAACGTACTCACGTCATATGCTCCTTTCTGCTCCTTGCCCCTCCCCGGCGATATGTGTTAAAATTTCACCGAAAGGAGGTGCTTTTGTGGCAAAACGATACGTTGTCGATTTGCGCAGCCTTACTCCTGCCGAGAAAAAGGCTGCCATCGAGCGGCTTGAGCGAGTGTCTTTCATGGTCACCCCAGTTTTTGAAAACAACACCGTTACCGCGGCGGAAGTGATCTGGGACTCGCTCGAAAACTTCGCTACGTCTCCTGCCCTTCCGGTTGGCTGTTTGTGGCAAGAGAAATAGCGGCAGCGGAACATTCCACCGCAGATGATTCCAACTCAAAAATTTGGAATAACGCTCTTGGGAAGGCCGGGTCGTAGTCAAATACGACTCGGATTCTCTTTTTCGGGTCGGAGAATTGCTCCAGAATCTCTGGCAGCGCCCGCAGATTCTGCATGATGGTTTTGCCATCGTTCGGCCAGCAGCCAGCGCCGACACCAAACTCATGTTTTACTTCGTAACCGAAGTGTGCGTAGGTTTCATCGTTGGTAGCGTCCTTCCCCCAACGCTTCGTCGTGGAGAATGTGCTGTTCATAGACGTCTCCTTTCTAGTGTAGATAAATTATCTACACTCGGTGCAAAAAAATATGGCTTCCTTCTCGCCCGTGTCGATGCGCAGAAGATCGCAAAGTCCCTGAATCTCGTTTGCCTTAAACTCAGAGTCATTGTTCAGCTTCTTCAAGAACCCCTGATATGTAAGCCCAATCTTGTTTGCAATAAAAACGAGCTTGTATCCGGATTCTTTAATTTTTTCACGCAAAGCAATCGTATCGGTCATTCGCCCACCTCCTTTCGGTTTCGATGTAGATGAATTATCTACATTCAGGAGATTACCACAGCGTAGACAAAATGTCAACAGTTTTTTAGAAAAAACTTAAAATCAGTTGATTTACAATCTACATCATGTTACAATGATTTCTGTCAGGAGGCGATCGTAATGACCATCGGTGAACGTATTAAATTCAAAAGAGAAGAACTCAACATATCTCAGGACGAACTGGCTCGTCGGCTAGGATATAAATCCAGATCCTCTATCAACAAAATTGAGCTTGGGCTTCAGAATTTGAACCAGTCGAAAATTAAAGCGATTGCGGACGCACTTCAAACAACACCGTCATTCATAATGGGGTGGACAGAGGATAAAAAAGAGCCCACCCTCGAAAACGAGGATGGGCTAACAGAGAACCAGCAGTATCTAATGGACGTAATTCGCAATATGTCTCCGGAGAACGCAAAGAAACTGCGTGTTATTGTGGAACAAGTAATTGACGAGCGCGATCGATGACCTTTTCGACCTCCTCTGGGGTAAGCGTCCTGACAAGGTCAATCAGTTCTTCCCTTTCTTTCTCAATGTTTCCGTGGCTCGCGTTTGTAACGGAAGTATTCATGGAAACCGTTCCTTTCATTTTTGCTGTCGGCGCATTTTTGATTATAGCACAAAAACAGGAAAACGGTCCTTTTTGAGAGAATATAACATTCTCTTGATTTCGACAAGGAGGGGGTTTCATGGCTCGGCCGAAGAAACCAACATATGAGTTTATTCCCAGCCGGAATGAATACCGCAAGCGCATCAAAGGCCCAGACGGCAAATACATTGCCCTTTACGCACAGACACCGGATGAGCTGACGGAAAAGGTGGCTCTTGCCCAGCGCCAAATCGAAGAAGCTGTGTACCGGCGCGAGAATCCTACGGTTCGGGAGTATGCGGAAAAGTGGCTTACCATGCAGGCTTCGAGCATTCGGGTAACTACGCTGGCGGACTATACCTCCAAGGTCAAAATCTATATCATCGAGCCGCTAGGCGATCGGTATATGCAGGAGATCACGCCCGATGATGTGAAGATGGCAATTACCAAGGCTGCATCAAAATCGGCGTCAATCTACCGCAGCGTCCAGATGCTGTACAAGCTGATTTTCACATCGGCGGAGCAAAGCAAAATCATTGACGAATCGCCGTGCAAGAATCTGAATCCAAAAGGCGGCAAAGCGCCGAAAGAGAAAACGGCGCTCACCACAGAGCAGGTGCAGACCCTCTTGGACGCAGTGCGCGGTCTGCCGCCATATCCGTTTATTATGCTCTGCCTGTATGCGGGCCTGCGCAGAGAAGAAGCCCTCGCTCTGCAATGGGATAGCGTATTCTTGGATGGATCTGCCCCGCACATCGTCGTTTGCCGCGCCTGGCACATCGAACACAACCGCCCGGTCGTGACAACCGAGTTGAAAACGAAAGCGGCAAAGCGGACAATCCCAATTCCTCCGCAGCTCGTCGATTGTCTGAAAGAAGTGAAAGAATCTTCGATTTCGGATTATGTCATTGCCAGCAGTGAGGGGCAGCCGTTGTCTGGCACGCAATGGGGACGGCTCTGGAAGTATGTCACTGTCCGCAGCACCAAGGAGCGCACCTACACCCGGTATGTGAATGGGCAAAAGATCAAGCACACCGTCACGCCGGTTTTGGGTCAAAAGGCAGCGCACAATGCAAGTGTTGTATATAGCATGGACTTTCAGGTAACGCCACACCAGCTTCGGCATACGTACATCACAAACCTTCTGTTGGCAGGAGTAGATGTCAAGACCGTGCAGGTTCTTGCCGGTCACGAACACGCGAAAATAACGCTGGACATCTACGCACATCTGACCTATAATCAGCCGAAAGACCTGATTTCAAAGGTCAATGGTGCATTTGCAAATAATCCAAAATGAGATTCATTTTGAGGTGCATAGAAATTAGAAAGTCGAAAAGTCATTGAAAATAGGGGGCTTTTCACGCGAGGATTTCAGAAGTACGGCCTCAAAGCTGCGAGACGTGCTCCGCAGTTCTCGAAGCGTTGAGTTTTCAAGAAAAGTCAGAAACCGCAATGGTTTCTGGCTTTTTTCTTTTGATAAACTCTGATATAACCGAGCAAAGAAAAACATAAAAAATCGAGGTTCATTTGAGGTGCATGGCTCTTAAAATCAAGTTTTGTGGTTCATGTTGTGGTTCATTTTTTCCGCTTGCGGTGCTTCGCAGACTCGACAAATTGATCGCATTTTGCTCTGAGCTCTGGGTCATTCATCACATGCCGCGTTAGGTCAAGCGCCATCTCGGCAAGAGTGTCTCTTTGATGGGCCGGGATGGAGTCGTAATCAATTCTGAGATGCTCCGCGCGCTGATATGTCTTCCCATCATGCAGAATTGTATCATCCGGAACCTCCTGATTCCCGTTGAAATAGGCAAGGACAAATCCTTCGCCTGATTCACCGGTACATTGATATGCATACGATCTAACTTCCAAATCATCTTTAGGCATATTTCTTCCTCCTGCTCTATTGAGCCATGCACCCGCTCTTATTTTATCGTGATATAGCAAAAGCCGCTATGCTGGATTTCTCCACATAGCGGCTTTATTTTCTATAACGAAGTTCGTTATAACCTAACGATTCCATGCAAAATGAGAAAATACTTGTTATATTTTCTCGTAAAGGAGCATGGCTATGATTAGGATTTTACTGTCCACGCGCCTCGGCGAAAGGCGCTGGACGCAGGCTGATCTCGCTCGCGCAACTGGCATACGTCCGTCTACCATCAATGACTACTACCACGAATTCGCCGAGCGTGTCAACCTTGAGCATTTGGATTTGATATGCGAAGCGCTGGACTGCGATCTCGAAGATCTGATTATCCGCATACCGAATAGTGAGCCGCGGGTACGGACACGGACCGGCTTTGAATTACATACCAAACGCTGACTTGCTCCCCAAAGCCCGGACGCTTACCATGCGTCCGGGCTTTCTCCTTTTGCGGGAATCGTATAGACCTCTATGGCGTTCAGAACGTTGCCGGGCTGGCATTGAAGCTGGTGACACAGGATCTGGATCGTCTCAAAGGGAACGTTCTGATGCCGCGCTCCATGATTTCGTCGTAGTTCATTGATACCTCCTAAGTCTCTGCTTCATCCGTCAAATCAGCATTTGAAATGGTAATCCGTTCTCCATTTGGCAGTATAAACGCCAGCTTACAGCCGCAATACTCAGCTATCTTTACAAGATCTTCGGCAGACCATCGTTCATTCGAAAACTTGTTGCTTAGGCTCTGCTTACTACTCATACCTAAGACTTCCATCAAATCCGACTGCTTCTTTTCGCGCTCCAGCAGCAGGGCTTTGACCTTTTTTGAAACCGACACCTTGCGCCACCTCCTTCTAGTACGAATATACACTATTTCCGTTTATACGTCAATAAAAAAGTTTTACGAATCCACGAAAATATTTAACTTTTCTATTGACAAGTACACGAAAATGGTGTAATATAAGCATGTAAGGCAAAGCCGAACAGCTTTTTGAAAGGAGCGAGGTGAATGAACGACGTGAACGTCACCGAGGCGCTGCTGAAAGCGATCCTCGAACTCATCGAGAAGTGCGAAACGCTCGAAGAACTCCGCGAAAGCGTCAAGCGCATCATGGATGAGTAAATAAAAAGAGTAGCGGCCCCTTCCACAGACCCGCTACTCAAACACCCCAAAAGGTGAGCCGGGAGCCTTACCCCGGCCACCTTGATTATAACCGAGTAAGGCAAAAATATCAAGGAGGAAAAAGCAATGACGATTCAGGAAAAACGCTGGATGGATATGGACGACCTCCGGGCGCTGTGCATCAGGCACGGTTGGTTCACGCGGGGCGATTGCAAGGCATACGACAAGTTTTTGAATATGCCGTACGATGCCAAAGGCACCCAGCGGAACATCACTACTAAGCTGCTGTATAGCATGGCGCGGACAATCATGCAGTACAGCGATCCGGAAACCTACGACATTATCGAGGTCGCTGGAATCATGTACAGCCTCGGTCAGATTTGCGACACCACGTTTTACGTTTCCGAAGTGTGAGGAGGGGCATCATGGAAAAGCTGATTTATTCCACTTTCCGCGAAGGCTACGGTATCGACCAGATCAATCGAACGATGACCGCTGGCGAGCTGATAAACTTCCTCGCACAGTACGATGAAGATACGCCAATCTATCTGAGCTTCGACAACGGCTACACCTACGGCGGCATTGTTGAAGGTCGCTTTGAAGAAAACTATGGGGAGGATAACGACGATGAATAAGGTCCGCCGTAAAAATTTGCAGGCCATCATCGACCGGTTGGAGGAGCTGAAAGGCAGTCTCGAAGATCTTCAGGCCGAGGAAGAAGAATACCGAGACAACATCCCGGAGAATATGCAGGAAAGCGAACGCTACGAAAAAGCCGACGAAGCCTGTGACAATCTTTCCAGTGCTGTGGACAGTTTGGAAGAAGCCATCAGCAGCATCGAAGCTGCTATCGAGTGAAAGGAGAAGGCCTTATGACGATCAAAACGTTGGAGTACATTCACGCGCTCTTGATTGAGGATGAGCGTAAGCGCAAAGAAGTCTACGAGAACTCCAGACGGCTTCAACGCGAATACGAAGAAAACGGTGCAGATGAGGAACTGATAAATCGGCAGGACGAAGATGCGGGCAAATTTATGCGCGAACACTTTGCCGCGCTGAATGCGCTGGAAGACTTTGAGGGGCAAGAGTGGTAAGGAGGCTCAGAGCATGGGACTGATGATCGATAAGCCGGCAAAGACATTGATCGAACGCTTTGCCCAAAAGCAGCCGGGTGGACACTTCGCGTGTCCCCGCTGCGGGAAGATGACGATGGACGCAGAGAGCGTCACACACAACGCCCTCAGCCGCCGCATTGGCTGCTACATCTGCGACACCTGCGGAACGGTTGAAGCTCTCGAAGATTTTGCGCATAAGCAGAATTCGCTCAACGTGTGGGCAATCACAAAAGAACCGGAGTTGTGGCGTATGCTGAGCTGGAATAGCGACGGCATCGAGATCGCCGGTCACGAGGGAACGTGGTATGTCATTGACGAGGGCGATTTTCAGATTACCCCGGACGTGGACGGCAAACCGGAAACGCTCACCGCGCACCTGTTCCTGCTTGAAAGTGAGCTTTACGGCGAGGATGCTGCAGGTCTCATCGTGAACGATGAAAAGCAGATCGTCATGGAGGACGTCTGGAACGGCTTCGACGATCTGGAAGACGCCGGGTGGGAGAAAGCGCGGAAGATCGAATGCCCTGTCTGCAAGGGTGAGTTTCTGCGAGAGGACATGACTTTTACACGAGACTGCCACGGCATTACTTACCGGTTGGTCTGCTTCGATTGCTACGACAAGGTTATGGGAAAAGGCTACGACGGAGAATACTACACTGAAGCGGACGAATGTATTGAGGAGGATTATTGAGCATGAAAAAAATTACCGTCCTCGACTTCTGTAATCAGATTGGAGCAGCCAGTGATGAGATTCCGGTTGTGGTGAAAGCCGGACCATTGACGATCGGGCATTTTGCCAGCCTGTATATGCTGCCAGCCGCATCCATGCCGGGAACGCTCGAAGCGAAGATAAATTTCGTGACATTGAAACGTGACGAGATTGTGATTCAGATAACGCCGAAAGCGTATAGCACGAAGTAAGCGCCTCTGTCGCGTCGCTGCTGGACTTGCAAGTTTAGGCAGCGCAAAGCGACGAGAGAATCAATGGGCAGATATAAAAACGGCGTAGCGAGCCGCCAGAGCCGCGCAAAAAAGAAAACCCCTCACATGACACTTCTGCCATGCGAGGGGTTTGTTCATGTGTTCAGATAAAGGCGCTGTCCACGTTGTCCGATGCGTCCTGCTCCTGAAAGCCGTTTGCCTTGGCGGCTTCAAACGTGATGCCGCCACGCTTGTGGTCGGACTTGACCAGCTCAAAATAGCACTTGCCACCCGTGATGATGATAACCTGCGCCAGACTGAGCGCGGCTGTCAACCAAGCGGCAGAAGCCATATAGTTGGACTTGATGCACAGGCGCATCAGGTAAATACATTCCTGCGTGATAAGCAAGCCAGACCCGACCAGCAGGAAGCAGACGAGTTTGCTCGTGTCCAGCTTCTTTCTCCTGCGCTTTTTCTGAGCCATCAGATCATGCCGAGCTTCTGCGCGAAGCGGTAAAGAACCGTGACGAGCTGCTCGCGCGTCATCATGTCCTGCCACATGAAGTTCGCGGAGCCGTCGGGCAGCGGTGCGCCGCCCTGCACGATGCCGTTGTTGACTGCCCACTGGCGAGCAGCTTCGCTCCAATCGCTGCAGTCATTGTCCTGAAGATCTTTCCGCATTTCGCGGAAAAGCTCTGTGAAGGTTGCCTTGTCCATATCGTCGTCCTCCTTTTCTCCGTTTTCCAGCGCCATAACTGTGTGCCCAGAGGAAACGAGAATATCGCCCCGGCGCAGGTAGGCGTCAGATGTCAGGTACTTCCGGTCAGTCAGCAGTTCAAATTCTCCCGTCGCAGGGAAGCAGCGCATCATGCAGTAGGTCGTGCAGGAATTGCCCTGCTTGCGGTAGGTTTCTTTCAGGGCATCGACGCCAGCGGAAATTGCGCAGAGCATCATAAACGCGCTGCAGTCCGTTTCTACGGGCTTTGCGATCTTGCTCAGAATGAAGTCTACCGCTTCCGCAGCGACGTAGGCTGTGTTGCGACCGTCCTGATCGTACCCGATGTTCTTGTTGCCGACACCAGCTTCGCACGCCTGCGCGGCTAGCTCGGCTTTCCTGCGGTCCTTGAACCGGAGAACGCCGAGCCAGCTTCCAGAGTACCAATGCGCGAAGTTTAATTCGCGGCCGGTCTGATTACCGGGCTTCTGCCCATGTGCGCCGGTTTCGCCGAGCGACGCCTGCCCGATGCGTACGCTCATGTTTCGTCGCCCCCGGAGGTCGAAAGCTCACCGACAGCCAAAACGCCGCTTTTCAATTCATAAACGGCGGACTCGATCATAGCGTCCAGTTTGGCTTCGTCAACCGTAATGCCGCGCTGCTTGAGCCATTCCAAGACATACGCTTTCTTCTCAGGACCGCGACCGGAGCCGTTGTAAATCTGCTCTGCGGCAGATACGGCAATCTTCACCCATGCGTTGATTTCTGCCTGCTGCTGGGCTGTGGTCTTGCTCTTGATGTACGGAATGACAATGACGGTAATGACTGCTGCGATCAGCGCAAATACCGCCTGAATGATGGTGGTAATGTTGTATTCCATGAATCGTGTTCCTCCTTAGTCATACAGGGCGTGAATGCCCTGCTTTGTCAAAAAATCCTTCTGCTTATGCTTGATGTTGGCTGCGTAGTTCAGAGCATCGTGCATATCGCCGTTGCAGTTCGCGTCTGGAATGCGCTGTACCGCCTTGGCGGTTGCTTCGCCGAGCGCGATTGCTGCGCCTGTACTCTGCACCATGAGCAGAAAGAAGTCTTTCTGCGCTTCATCCTGCTCTTCGGCGCGCTTATCACGCGCCGCAATTTTCCGTTCCAGTTTCCAGACGATAAAGCCCATGATGGCGGACGGAATCCCCATAGCCGCGACAAACGCGATCAGAAACTCACCAGCGTTGATTGTCATAATCACTTTCACCTCTACTTGCAAAATGCAGGAGAGGCAGACCGTGCCGCCCCTCCTGCTGCGTGTCAGATCTCTACTTCGAGATCCTTCAGGATTTCCTCGACCTGCGGCTTGATGAGAGCCGGCACCTGGTCGAGCGTCTTTTTGCCCTTGACGATCAACGTCGCATACACGATTGCCATATCAGCGACCTCCTTTCCACACAGAATAGTCAAAAGAAAAAGTCGAAGGCGCTTCATACGCCCTCGACCTCATCTTCTTCAAGGATACGCCGGACTTCCTCGCGCAGTCGTTCCGGCACATCATCAAGTGTTTTCAGCCCCTTTCGAATCAGCTCGGCATACACTTTCGCCATATCCATCAACCTCCGATCACAAGCTCATAGACGTCACAGAGCGCAAGCTGCGCCTGCGTGATCTGTGCGGACAGTCCTTCATTGACGCTTTGCAGGTCGCTTACCTGCTGTTTCAGCTTCGGAATGGTCTCCTTTTCGGCTTCGGCCAGCTTCGCCTGCGCGAAATAGCCGTCGAAGCTGCCGAGAATATCATCATAGATCCCGTCATAGAATGGCAGTTCCAGATAATACTCATCGTACTCGAAGCCGGAGATCGTCAGCTCGCCCTGCGTTTCCGAGAACGGAGCTACGTTCTCATAGAACCGCACAAGGCAGTAGCCGGGCTTGTCAGGCTGCTCCTCCAGCGAGAACGCATTTGCCGGCGCATTGTCGCCTCTTACTTTCATTTCGCACAACCTCCTTCAAGATTCGTACCCCGATAGGGTCAACATACTTTTTCCGCGCCGCAGCGGAATTGCAATGCTTGAGCTGGCCGATCCGGCTCAAAAGCCCCGATGCCGTCCGATACGCGATCCGCTGGTGACGCTCGATCTTCTTGCGCACCTTGCGGCATTGGCGCGTAAAGCGCAGGAAGTTTTTTCGGCGCATGGTAGTATAATCGCGGTAAAAGCGATACCCGACGTAATCCAGCGGCCGCACTTTCAACGGGAACACCTGCCAGTTGCCCTTCATCTGCAGCCGCAGCCGCTTTTGCAGATACTCGGCAATCGCTTTCCGCGCACGGTGCAGTTTCTTTTTGTTCGGGCCAAAGAGGACAATATCATCCATGTATCGCACGCTGTACTTCACACCGTCGAGCGTCGTGATGTAACGGTCGAGCGATTCCAGATAGAAGTTTGCAAGCCACTGGCAGATGAAAAAGCCAATGGCCAGCCCCTGTTCGCAGGTTTGCAGGATCTCCCACGTCAGCTTTAGATACTTCTTGTCCTTGATCTTGTGCGCCAGCATCCAGATCAGCTTGTGGCGGTCGACAGAATGGTAGAAGTGGTGAACGTCCATTTTGCAGACGTACCGGCTTCCTTTTTTGTCGTGGTGAATGACACGCTTGCAGCGCCGAAGCGCGTGCTTTCCGCCGCGCCCCGGTACTGATGCGCAGCACCAGTAATTCATCCCGCGCAGGAAGACCGGCGCCGCCGCCAAGACCATCAACGTGTGGACGATGCCGTCGGGGAAGAACGGAACGTATTCGATCTCTCTCCACTTTCGGCTGCTGTTGTCGAAGATCTTGCGCTTCTTCGGCTGGGCTGGGGCGAAAGTCTGCGTCTGCAGAAGATCATAGACGCGGTCCGTGTAGCCGTCCACGTCGGCCAGCACCCTCCTTACGTCGCGCCGATCGTGTTTGTCTTTCGCGCCAAACACAATGGCTTCGCGGATGTGTTCTTTGTCACACATCCATTCATACAGGAATCCTTTTCTTTTTGGCATTTGCCTCGCTCCTTGTTTGCCATCGGGGTCTTTCCAGATACCTTGCGGTCGTACTAGAGCCCGTCCTGTAGCGGCAATATTTCCACCAAGCGGTGAGGGAGAGCCTGCGCAAAAAATGGAGCATACAAACAAGTAGGCGCGCGCCGATGTTCGAGTTCGCGTTGGACGAATTGTAGTTGCCATTGAAAAAGAACAGGCCGCAGTTCGCAGCATCATTCCTGTAGTAGCCGCCGACGCAGAGAACACACCAGCCAGAATTCGAGTTCACGTGAAGCCCAAAGCACCGCACAAGCTGCGCAGACAATCCCGTCGAGAATTATACTGTCTATGCGCTGAGAAGGTCTGAAAACGGGAGAAAATAACGAAATGCGTTATTTTGAAAAAATATACGCGCCGCGCTTCGCGCGGATATATAGGGAATGGCGC